CTGGCTGCTAACGTAGCTACCGGGAACGTCTCAAGTCTCGCTGTGGCGACCGGGAATGTTACGAGCCTGAGTTCTCTGGCTGCTAATGTCGCAGTCGGGAACGTTTCCAGCCTTGCAGTGGCGACCGGGAATGTTACGAGTCTGAGTTCTCTGGAGGCTAATGTCGCAGTAGGGAACGTCTCGAGCCTTGCAGTTGTGAGCGGGAATGTCACGAGTCTGAGCTCTCTGGCTGCTAATGTCGCAGTAGGGAATGTCTCGAGCCTTGCAGTTGTGAGCGGGAATGTCACGAGCCTGAGTTCTCTAGCGGCTAATGTCGCTGTAGGGAACGTGAGCAGCCTTGCAGTTGTGAGCGGGAATGTCACGAGCCTGAGTTCTCTGGCTGCCAATGTCGCCGTAGGGAACGTCTCAAGTCTTGCAGTTGTGAGTGGGAATGTCACGAGTCTGAGCTCTCTAGCTGCTAATGTCGCCGTAGGGAACGTGAGCAGTCTCTCTGTGGTGTCAGGGAATGTCACGAGCCTGAGCTCTCTAGCAGCCAATGTCGCCGTAGGGAACGTCACGAGCCTTGCAGTTGTGAGCGGGAATGTCACGAGCCTGAGCTCACTCGAAGCTAACGTCCTTACATTGAACGCGGCTACTGGATATATTTCAAATATTTACACGTCAAATATTGTAGGATTTATAGGGTCTCAATGGGTGGGCCAAAATGGTACACCAATTTATTACGTTCCAGAGGTTGGTATAGGCTCAACCCTGGCACCTACGGCTAATCTTATGGTCACTGGTAATATTTATGCATCGAACGCGATTGAGACTACTAATCTCATAGTTACAGGTCTCTCGAACTTGGCCACACTGAACGTGAGCTCTCTGGCTTACCTGGCTGCGCTTAACGTGTACGGTACGGCCAATACAGTCTCGCTGAATGTAACCAGTCAGGCGAATGTGGTGTCACTGAACGCGCTCACGACCAACCTCTCAACTCTGAGCGTCTCTGGAGTTTCGAACCTGTCTACACTGAACGTGAGCTCTCTGGCTTACCTGGCGGCGCTTAACGTGTACGGCACGACCAATACAGTTTCCCTGAATGTGACGAGCGTAGCGAATGTGGTGTCACTGAACGCGCTCACGACCAACCTCTCAACACTGACAGTCTCTGGAGTTTCGAACCTGTCTACACTGAACGTGAGCTCTCTGGCCTACCTGGCTGCGCTTAACGTGTACGGCACGACCAACACAGTCTCTCTGAATGTGACGAGCGTGGCGAATGTGGTCAGTCTCAACGCACTCACGACAAACCTGGCAACTCTGAGCGTCTCTGGAGTTTCGAACCTGTCTACACTGAACGTGAGCTCTCTGGCTTACCTGGCAGCCTTGAATGTGTACGGCACGGCTAATACCGTGAACTTGAACGTGACGAGTGTGGCGAATGTGGTGACCCTTAACGCACTCACGACCAACCTGTCAACACTGACAGTCTCTGGAGTCTCGAACCTGTCTACACTGAACGTGAGCTCTCTGGCTTACCTGGCTGCGCTTAACGTGTACGGTACAACCAACACAGTCTCTCTGAACGTGACGAGCGTGGCAAATGTGGTCAGTCTTAACGCGCTCACGACCAACCTGGCAACCCTGACAGTCTCTGGAGTTTCGAACCTGTCTACACTGAACGTGAGCTCTCTGGCCCACCTGGCAGCGCTTAATGTCTACGGCACGACCAACACAGTTTCCCTGAACGTGACGAGCGTGGCTAACGTAGTGACCCTGAACGCGCTCACGACCAACCTGGCAACACTGTCAGTTACTGGAGTCTCGAACCTCACAACTCTGAATGTGAGTTCCCTTGCTTACGTAGCAGCCCTGAACGTGTACGGGACTGCTAATACTGTGAACTTGAACGTGGCGAGCGTGGCGAATGTATTGACCCTAAATTCACAATCGGCCAACCTGACAACTCTCGGGGTAAGTACATATATAAACTTACCATCATCACTCCAGATTTCGGGTGTAAGCGGTACCGCCGGTCAGGTAATTACCGCTTCCGGGACTGGTTCAAGTATTCAGTGGGGTACTGGAGGTGGCGGTGGCACCTCACAATGGACAGGGACTGCCGGTAGCCCAATCTACTACGGCCCTAATGTTGGTATCGGCACAGCATCGGCACCACCTGCACTGGGGGCTAACCTGTTTGTTCAGGGAAATGTCTACGTCAGTAATTCAGTGACAACAACAAATGTCTTCACGAGCAACCTGGTGGCGACCGGTCTCATCACTGGCGCGTGGACCGGGACAAATCAGGGCATGCTGCTAACGATCGGGTCATCTTTGACGTCCGGTATCACAAGTTTTGCTGCGAGCACAGACACACCGACGCTCCAAGCATTCCACGTACCGCTCCAGAGCTTCACACAGAGTACCGGATTCGTCTCTCTGTTTTCGGTGACTGGGCAGGGTCTCATAAAGTTTAATTCGACCGGGCTTTACAAAATTACAACTGTTCTGGCGATGAATGCACCCGTCTCGCGCGTGGCTCTCGGCACAAATACATCTTCTGCCTTCCCTTCTGCCACAAACGCTTACACGTACGTGTACACGATACCATCCGGTACAAGCCCGAGCGCCGCTATAACAATCCCTATAAATGTCCAGAACACTGCGCTCTGGTACTATCTGGACGTGTTCACACAGAGCTCGTCGACCGCCGGAACCTACTACGCGACGGCAAGCGCATCAATCACAGGCTCTCAGTTCGGCACATATGTTCAAATTGAGCCGTTCGGTAACTACATATCAAGTGTTGGCTCACAGGCGGCAGGTCTGTTGGTCGTGCCGAGCACAACAGTGACCCTGTCTAGCCCCATCACCTCCAACACATACCACGTCCTCATGACATCAGCTGCCAATTGGACAGCAGCCGGTGCGAGCAGCAGTATGCGAATCAGTACAAACGGTAATATTCAGTTTTATCAGGCGGGTCTTTACGAGGTGAAGGTGTGCCTGAACGCAACGCTCATCGCAGCAGTACAGTTTGGAATAGGTTCTTCGGCGTCCGACTCGAGTCTGCCGGGTACCCAAGGTCCGTACGTTTATCAGTACGCACCGAACTATGCACAGGACCCTTCCACAGCGGTTGTTCTGCCGCTCAACATCACGGACACGACCAAGTTTTACTACTTGGACGTTACATTCCCAGGGACGACCACGACCGTCTCTGTAGTACCGCTCAGCACATTCGTGAGCGTCGCACCAATAGGCTCATTCATCCCCACACCGATGGCGACCGCATCCATAGTTATTTCAGGGGTTGCGACAGCGCTCAGCGGGGCGTACGCAGCAACGGCGGCCGACACGTACATCGGGTTTACGGGGGGTGGCACGGTCACTTTGCCACTCGGATCGACTCTGACACTCGGCAAGACGTTCACCATCAAGGACGAGTCAGGGCTGGCCGGTACAAATACAACTAATATAATTGTAATTCAGATGACCGGAACTGATTTACTTGACGGATATTCTTCAGTATCTATCCAGCTCAACTACACAGCGCTGAATGTGATGTGGACCGGCGCGAATAGTCGCTGGTCTTTTATCTAAGCAGGTAGTAGATGACGTCGTATGCCATCAACAATCAAATACGTCCATTTAATTTTGGCACGGACGCAATCGAGCGTATGCGTGTGTCACTTGGTCAGTCTGTGATTGATGCTGATTTCGAGTATGGTCTGCAGTCGACCAAGTGGCAAAACTACCAGGAAGTTCGCAAAACTCCTTCATTTTTCGAAATTCCGGGTACCGACCTTGTGGTGACCAACGTTACGACTGATGCAGGAGTTGTTTCGGTCATAACAGTGGTAACCAGTTCAACTCTTCCGACGGTCGGTTCTGTCATCTCTATTAATGGCCTGGCCAATTCTGCAAAGACGGCTGACCGTGCAGAGGGGTTCTTTTTGGTGACCGGAACGGGTTCAGGTACTTTTACTTTTACGGCAAAAGGTCAGGTTTCACCAGCCGGCTCGATACTTACATCATATGCAGTTGTTCGCAGGGGTGGTATATTCACAAACGGTAATGCAAAGCTCCAGATTGCTTCTGTTGCGCAGACACAGTCCCCTGACAAGGTGACTGTAACAACCACCACGACACACGGACTGGTTGCTAGTACGCCTATTTGCACGACAGGGTGGTCAGGCACGGGCGTAAACGGAAATTTCTTTTTAGAAACAACTCCGGCACCCAATCAGTTTACATTTACACCGAACGGGTCGGCCGTTGCGACTCCGACGGGTGGTTCTATGTATGTCCAGCCGTATTCTTTCGCAATTCACCGACCGTTCGATGGTGGCTGTCTGATATCACCGGGTCAGCCCGCTAACGGGTCTTCAGTCGTGCGCCAGACAAAGAAGGTTTTCCGCTACCAGTCGGGTAAAGGATTTCTCTGGTCTTCTGGTACGCTCTTTTGCCCGAACAACGACATCACTAGTCTCACCGCGACTGGTACGGCTATAACTTCTATAATTACAATTGTGATGTCTGTATCGCACGGAGCTCCTCAAATCGGCGCCACCATCATCATTCGTGGCGTGTCGACCAGTGGGTACAACGGTACATACACCGTAGCATCGGTGATTGACCACTTGACAGTGACTGTCGTGGCAAACCAAGTACTTGGCGCGACGACGGCCGTCCTTGGGTTCCAGCCGCGTTTCGTCATGTCTCAGTGGCACGGGTCATCTGTTCGCGCCGGTCCCTTTGATGACCAGAACGGTCTGTTTTGGGAGTACGACGGCCAAACGCTGTTTGTCGTCAAGCGGTCGAGCACGTTTCAGATTGCAGGTACTTGTCTTGTCACTCAAAACGGTCAGACACTGACCGATGACCCGCTTGACACTAGTAATCCAACTCGTTTTGTAGACCAGTTTAGAGTGGGCGACCGATTCACTCTGCGTGGAATGACACACACCGTCACATCTATTCCATCTCAGACGACCCTGACCTTTAATCCACCTTACAGAGGTACGACAATTACAGTCGGTGCTCAAGTGTGTAAGATTATAGAAATACGCGTGCCACAGTCGCAGTTTAATCGCGATACGATTAATGGCCAGGGTCCCAGTAAATATAACGTTGACATGACGCGTATGCAGATGATTGGTCTGCAATACACATGGTATGGTGCAGGTTTCGTCGACTTTATGATTCGCGGCCTGGACGGCAATTGGGTGTTTGTCCATCGTTTCATAAACAATAACGTGAACGACGAGTCCTACATGCGCACAGGTAACATGCCTGTCCGGTACGAGCTCATTACCGAGGCAGCCTCGGCCATATCTACTTTGTCTTCTGCGATGGGTGCAGGTGATTTGACGCTCAACCTTGTGAATGACACGACATTATGGCCCACCTCTGGAACAGTTCAAATAGATAATGAGTTTATTAGGTACGGTACAAAAGCTGGTACGACTCTGGGTTCTCTAACACGCGCCGCAACTCTGACTTATAACATTAACGATGTTGTAAAAGTATTTTCGGCAGGAGCGGCAACTACTCACGCCTTGGGTGTAAGTGTCAATCTCGTGTCGTGTACTTGCACGCCCTCACTCACCCACTGGGGGTCGGCATTACTCATGGATGGAGGTTTCGACCAGGATCGCGGATACTTTTTTAATTTTCAATATATTCAGTCGACACCTTCTCTGTTTGTCGGTACAAGCTACCCACTCTTTTTCTTGCGTTTGGCCCCGAGTGTGAGCAACGGTATTGTTGGAGCCCTCGGAATACGCGACCTGCTCAATCGTGCACAGCTCCTCTTGCAAAAACTTTACGTTACTATTTCTGGTGCAAATTCGGTGCTTTCAGTCCAAGGTGTTCTCAATCCCGTTGGGTTCACGGGTTCTTCATTTACGTGGCTGCCTATGAATTCTGTTGCTCAGGGCGGTCAGCCCAGTTTTGCTCAGTATGCAACAATGGCGGGCGTGTCGGGTACTTACACCACAGGTTCGGGCGAGCGCATTTTCGGTATGCTTACAAACGCAACTTCAGGTACAACCGAGCTCGACCTCAATCAGCTCAAGGAATTGGCTAATACGGTCATTGGCGGGGACCAGATGTTCCCCGACGGCCCAGACACGCTCATGATTATTGCTACGCCATCTATAGCCACTGTCACCTCGGTTGCTGTCAACTTGTATTGGTCCGAGGCACAGGCCTAGAAAATTCCGTTACCTAACTATAGGAGATGGCCACTTACCTGACATCCAACATCTTTTCGGATATTTATGTCGGCGGAAACTGTGTCGTCAAGGGGACCATGACAGTCAGCGGAGGCGGTGGCACCACGCAGTGGACCACAACTGGTCTAAATATTTATTACAACACGGGCAACGTAGGCATAGGCACAAATGCTCCTGAAGTGAAGCTCGACATTACCGACAGTTCACTAGTCATCGCACCTACAACTTTTACGGGCGCTGCAAATTATGGCGTATTTTTCAGACACGGCTTTGCGACATCTAGTTTTTATAATTGTTCCATATTGGCATACGACCATAATACGGACAATAATCCAGATGGTATATCTATAAACGGGTATGACGGTGTATCAATTTGTACCGGGTCCAACACCCGTCAGGAACGTCTGCGTGTAACACAGGCTGGAAACGTCGGTATCTTGACAGCTGCACCAGGTTACCCCTTGCATGTGGTTGGTGATATCAACTTTACGGGCAGTCTTCGGCAGAACGGCACAGTCTATGCCCCTAGCTCACAATGGACCGGTACCGGCGGCAATCCCATCTACTACGTCCCATTTGTGGGTATAGGTTCGACCCTTACACCGACGGCCAGTCTGATGGTGACTGGTAACGTCTTTGCGTCGAATGCTATCCAGACGACAAATATCGTCTCAGCCGGGTTTACTTCCAACGCGACAGCTACCACCTTCGCATGCGATACCATGTCTGTGCCGTTTGTAAATGCGACACAGATAACGGCGGCTAGCAGCGTCGGCATCGGGACCACCTTGCCCGTACAGGCTTTGGATGTCTACGGGTCTATGAATGTAGCGACTGTCAGCTCGAGCACCGGTCTCATGTTCAGGAACAGGATCATTAACGGGGACTTTAAAATTGACCAGCGGAACAACGGAGCGAGTTTTACACCGACCGCAGCTGCAGTGAAAACGTACACGCTTGACCGATGGTGGGGTTGGTGTCAAATCGGAAGTAAATTTTCAGTTCAGCGTTCGACAGAGGTCCCCGTCGGTCAGGGATTCACTAATAGTATGCTTGTGACATCACTATCGGCATATTCAACCCCTGTAGGAGGCTATTACGGTTTCGGCCAGTTCATAGAGGGCTATAACATTGCCGATATGGGTTTCGGTACTGCTAGTGCGACGATGGTGACCCTGAGTTTCTGGGCCCGCTCAAGTTTAACTGGTACATTTTCGGTCGCATTAGAAAACGGAAGTTTCAATCGCTCATACATATTTAATTATACAATAAGTTCGGTAAACACTTGGCAATATTTCACATTGCCTTTAAGGGCTGATACGACCGGTACATGGGACAATACCACTGGACAAGGTCTTCGACTATGGTGGGATCTCGGGTCTAACGACACTACGTACGCAGGAGCGGCGGGGTCATGGCTGGCGGCCGATAAACTTCGTACGACCGGTTCCGTATCTCTGATTGGCACGAATGCGGCAACATTGTACATTGCGGGTGCCCAAGTCGAGAAGGGTTCAGTGGCGACCCTGTTCGAGTTCCGGCCGTTCGCAACAGAGCTGGCGCTGTGTCAGAGATACTATACACAGTGGGGCCCAACAACTGGTTCTCAACGATTTGGTCTCGGAGTTAATAATGGAACTATATCTTACTTGATTTTAAATTATCTTGCAACTATGAGAATTCCCCCCACAGCAATATCCGTAAGCTCGCCAAGTCATTTCAATATATTAGGTGGTGCAGCTCCGACAAGCATAACAATCGATAACACGAGTATAACAATAGGTTCCGTCGCTTTAAATTTCGCGTCCAGTGTAGGTTCTGGAGCAACTTTAGTTTATGGCGCTTCTGCATTGGCATATATTGGCTTAGCTTCTGAATTATAATTCTTTACTAAAATTAGATGAGTTTCACTCAGGGTTCAGCGACCCAAACAATCAACCTGTATGGTTCGGTCGGAATCGGCACGGCGCCTTCCGCATACACCCTACAAGTTGGTGGCACCATCGGTGCCTCCGGTGATATCACCGCTCTTTACTCAGACGACCGTCTCAAGATTCGGACGGGCGCTCTCGACAACGCCCTCGAGAAGGTGTGCTCACTGGACACGTTCACGTACGTCTCGAACGACCTCGCCAAGTCGCTCGGCTATGACGACCGCCAGCGCGTGGGTCTCTCAGCGCAGCAGGTCCAGAAGATATTGCCCGAGGCGGTCTGTCCAGCCCCAGCAGACCCTGAGTACCTCACGATTCAGTACGAAAAGCTGGTCCCACTGCTGGTCGAAGCCATAAAAGAATTGTCGGCCAAATGTAGATGAGCCTGACGGCCAAGAAAACAGGGACTCTTATCGGAACTGCAGTAGTGAGTTCAGGGTCACCAAGTGGTGTGGGTGGAAGTGAACTCAAGGGGACGGCAACCATAACGTATGGTGGTGCTCCGACATCTAATACCGCATTCTCCTTTCCAGGAACTTCTGGAAATTATATTGATTTAGGGTCGACTAATCCTGCGAATATAAACACAAGCGTGAGCAATGTGTTTGTCGAGGCATGGTTCTATGCATTTTCTTATCCGAGTAACACTACATTTATCATATACAAAGGCGGTAATAACATCAACAACGAAGATTTCGGTTTGTGGGTTTCTGGACTTTATGGTGTAAATTGGAGACTTTGGAATACGGCTGGGGCTGGATTTGCTGGTGTTACGGGTAGTAATAATTTGAACGTAAATCAGTGGTATCATGTCGCAGGCTCTTGGGATGTTACGACGAAGACAATCTATACCTTTTTGAATGGTACTTTGCTTGGTCCAGGAACGCTCACCGGGACGCCCCGATATAGCGCATCATCGCGAGTTCAAATAGGCGCCGCAAACAGTGCTGGATTTCTTGGGGATTACTACCCATTTAACGGCTACATACGGGATGTCCGTATTGTCAGTGGTGGTATTGTTCCTACTACCAGCTTCACCCCACAATCGGCCCCATTTGGTCTTGGTTCGCCTAGATATCTTACGGCGAGCATGGGCCCTACAGTCCTTAGCCTTTATACACAGTACATTCCGTCAGTTTTGAATTTACCAGGGACCAACGGAAACTATATGCTTCTTCCCTCGACTCACCCGACCAACTTTGACCCGGGCGCATCGAGTCTGTTTATAGAGGCATGGGTCTACTGGAATGGTGCAAATTTTACTGCAACCAATGGCGGAACAATTTATGAAAGAGAAAACGCAGGTTCTACAGTCCAAGATTATGGGCTGTATACCGATAATACCGGAACTTTAACATCTTATATGTACACTCAGAACGGAAGTATTTTGAGACCAACTTTCAGTACTGCTCTTTCGGTCAAAAGATGGTACCACGTCGCATTTGGCTACAGCACTTTGAATCAGACGGCTTATATATGGGTGAATGGAAACGTAGGCATAACTTCATCTGCTTCAGGTAACCCTGCACGGTATTCATCCGTAAATACATTCATTGGAAATGCTCCACTCAATGCTGGCTTCGGTCAGACGTACGCATGGAACGGCTACATTCAGGACATGCGTGTCACCCGGGGCGGTATAATTCCGACCACCAGTTTTACTCCGGTTTCGCCTCCGTTCAGTCTGCTCACACCCTCGTATGTGCCTGGCGGTACGTGTGTCCTCAGTCTCGCGACACAATACTTTCTGAATACTCTCACAAATATTACTCCTTCTGGTCAGGCGGGTGGATACGGTCCGAACGTGACGGGCGGTGACCAGACCCAAATCATCGGCAGCAACAAGGTGCACTTTTTCACGACAGTCGGCACAACGACAGTCACAGTGACCGGCTCGGGCTATGTGACTGTTATGGTCGTCGCGGGCGGTGGCGGAGGTGGCTACGACCGCGCAGGTGGTGGTGGCGCAGGCGGCCTCATATTCACACAAATGATTCTGCAACCAGGGACGTACACAGTCACTGTTGGAGACGGCGGTGCAGGTCGTGTTGGCTCGAACGGAAACGGCGCAAATGGTGCAAATTCAGTTTTTGGGCCTCTCACGGCTATAGGAGGAGGAGGAGGTGGTAGTTATGCTGCTGGTTTTGCAGGAGGTTCGGGAGGTGGTGGTTTCGGCACGAGTTCAGCTGCAGGAGGTGCTCGAACAGCCGATCAGGGAAATGTAGGCGGTGCTGGTCTAAATGCAAACTTAAATTCTGGAGGCGGTGGTGGTGCAAACGGCGCAGGGGTTGCCGGTGGCAACGGATTGAATGCAGTAGGTGGGAATGGTGGCCCTGGTAAGCTCATCGCTATTTCGGGTACACCGACTTATTACGCAGGGGGTGGCGGCGGCTCTATAGCATTTGACAGCTTTTCAGGAACATCCGGGAATGGTCTTGGAGGCATAGGTGGTGGGGGCAATTCTGGACAGGTCCGCGGTGCGAACGGTTCTGCCGGAACAGCAAATACTGGCGGAGGAGGGGGTGGCGGTGCGAATATTCCACAAGGCAACGGTGGCAATGGAGGGTCCGGGATAGTCATCATCAGTTATCCGACATCAATACCATCTCAAATTAGAAATAATTATTTATTTTCACAAATTTCTACAAGTACCATGACGACCGCTGCATATTCTTTACGTTCACTTACAGGTGGAGCTGTAAGGGCAGTAAACGTTCGGCGTTCGAGCGATAACGCAACCCAAGACTTTCTGGTAGATACTGCTGGAAATATGTTCATCTCACTGATATCTCGCCAAAGTTTAGAATCATGGTTGGGTAATTCTACTGGCTTTGTAACAACGTGGTACGACCAGTCACCGGCCGGAAATCACGCTACGCAGGGGACCACGGGGGCGCAGCCTATTATACAGAGAGCGACGAAAGGACCCGGTTTTATGCTAGTTTTCAATAATGCGCAATACCTAATAGGATTTACGTTTTCTGTTCTTAATAATACTAATTATACGGTTTGTAAGGTGGACAGAAGAACGGCGTCTGTTTCAAGCGGTGGTAACGGCGTCGATAATGCTGTCGTATCTTGCGGAAATACTTTAAATACAAATCAGAATCTGCACGTCACATACAGAAGTGGAACATCGGTGTATTACGGCCAATACGGTAACGATATAAGCGCAACAATAACAAATTTCGCAACTGCAGCGACTGAACCTATTCGTTACAACTTGAATATGGCTTCGTCAACTTCCGGCAGGAGATTGTACGTATATAATGACCCTCTCGGACCTATACTGACAAACGACCCATCCCGAACAGCATTACTAGCAGCCGTCGGAGGTAATTTCTATATAGGTTATTATAGTAACAATCCGACATATTATACCGGTGAATTATATGAAGTGCTCGTATTCAAGACTTCACTCTATGATATTGATAACACTGGTGGCCAAATTACCGCAATATATCAAAATCAGTTGAGTTACACTGGAACATAATCTCCACTAAATTTAGAATGGCTGATGTGCCTACTATCGGACCCGTCTCATTTTCACAGATGAGAGGGTCTTTAAATAAAACTGGGACGGGTGTGAGCCTTGGAGATATCAACTCTCACAACGTGAACACCCCCCAGCGTGCAGGAGCCATAGCGTCTTCCCAGACCCAGGGGACGTCGCTTAAGGCTCCGGCCCGATACAGCCCGGATGTTCAGCCCTCCATACTCGGTCTGTACTCGATGAAACTCGCCAACCCGGATTACGCAGGGCCGGTCCTTAACGCGCAGCGCTCGCTCGACCTTGCAACCTCCGACTTTTACTCTGACGCCGACGGCGCGCTCGTCAGCGCCACCGGGAACACATTTGCATCTTGGATAAATTCTAATGACATAACTATTAACTTTACTGTTACAAATAGTGGCTCTGGTGCATACTTGATAAACGGTGCAAGCAATCCGACACTTACTGTTATACGTGGATTAACCTATACATTTACTATCAACGCTTCAGGTCACCCATTTTGGATCCAAACAACCATCGGTGCTTACAACGCAGGTACGGTATATTCGAACGGAGTTACCAACGCTGGTACACAGGTCGGCACCATCACTTGGAAAGTTTCAAATGATGCACCGAGTACGTTGTACTATGTATGTCAGAATCACTCTGCTATGAATGGAACTATAAACGTAATAAATAAAGTAGAACCAGTAACTGCCAACTTGCTCACGTGGTACGACCAGTCCCAGAATGACATGGCGGTCCTGCGATACCCCCCAGTCAGTCTCGCGGCCGCCGGAACATCAAACCCGGCCTCGACAACACTTACGGGGCAGACGTACGGAAACGGCCCGTACACATACTCTGCCTCGACCCAGTACTCGACCGGTGAAGGTGTTTTTGCTCTCTTTAACATGTCGGGGCTTGCTACAAGTTATAGCACAGGAGCAGGAGTCGATCAGTATAACGGTTCGACAGGTGCTTTTGTTGGGACGACGAGTACTACTGTGAGCGGGACTCCTTACGGGGGAGCATGGGTTCAGATCCAACTTCCATATGCCATTTACCCAACAGGGTATTACAGAACCTCCGGACAAAGCAGAAATGAACTAAGCCATGTATTTGCTGGTTCGACAAATGGAACGACATGGACTCTTCTCAACTCGGCCATAGAACCTGCTTATCTGAAGACTCGCATGATTAACTTGAATATTACAGCGTCTTATTCTTATTTTCGTCTCATAGCACGCTCAATCAATCCAGCGAATCAATATGGGTATTGGTCGCTTGCACAACTGGACGTGTATGGTCGCCAGGCTCTGACGTCAAGCAGAAACGCTCTGCGCACTACAGCAAGTGGTGGCCTACCGCCCCAAATTGTCATAGACCCACTGACATCACTGACGCCTTATCTGGTTGGGACGGCCACCGCGAACCACTCTGCGCCCACGTCCAACGTGGCACTCGTCCTGCCGGGCACATCCGGCAACTACGTGAACTTTGGGGCGACGCACCCTGCCCATTTCGACACAAGAACTTCAAATTTATTTATGGAGGCTTGGGTATATTGCAATGCTGCCAATGGTTCTGTCAATCAGCAAATCATCGCAGTCACGGATGCAACCTCGTCAGATTGGAATATGTTTATAGGAACGGATAACAGAGTTCACTTCGGGTACTGGGCTCCTACTTATACTGAAGTAGTCACATCTGGTACTATCAGTTTTGCAGCTTGGAACCATGTCGCGCTGTCTTGGAACCCAGTAACAAGAAATAAATATGTATTTCTGAATGGTGTGGCGACCGGGCCGACAACATCTGGTACCACGGGTGTTTACACAGCGACACGTGAGGTTCGCATAGGGTCCGAGACGACCGGTAGCGTTTTTAACGGCTACATTCGCGATGTGCGTGTAATTCAGGGAGGTTCTGTCCCGACCGCAACTTTCACACCGGCCCAAGTACCGTTTGCTAATTCACCACCTACTTATGTACCGTCGATGGGTACGACAGTCCTGGCTCTTTATAAACAATTCTTTGAGAACGGAAAATACGTCGTCTACTTTCCAAATTCGGCGGCGACTACGGGTGCTTACTACGGTCTGACGTTCAGCCCACAGGTGATATCAGGGGCTATGATACAATACCGGACAATTTCAAACCCGTCGACGTACCAAACCTTTTTGGCTGGGGCGACAGACATGAGTATAAAATATACAAATAACACGCTGCTCGGAGCTGCTACTGATTTTCTTGGTTAAAATTAGTAATGACCCAGGCGGTCCCCGCGGGATACACGGTATTCCCGTGGGCATCATTACCGGCGTCTTTCACACTGACGGCCGTGTCCGGTGGTAAACGATGGGCTTATGTCGGTGCCAACCTAAATCTCAACACGACCGATCCTATTCTTAACATGTTTGCCGACCAACCTGGTGATATTTTTGGCGGAACTGGTGCGACCGGCTGGATGCGCCTTCAGCGCGTCGGGACGAGCAGTGGAACTGAGAGCGTTCGGCACGCCGGTTTAGATATGTTTATAAACGCTTACAATGGTGGTAATGTTGATTTTGGTTGGCGTTTTTATTATTTGACCGGGGGGAACAATGCCCAAGTCATAGTGGGTAACAATTACCCAAATGATAGTGTTGGACTGTTTGTCCAGGACAGCGGCAACGGGCGCGTTCGAATCAATACGAATGTTCCAGCAAATGCCACCGTGTTTACGATAAGTAATCTTGTACCACCTACAAATGGATATGGTCTTTACGACGGCACTTATCTAGTGGCCGCTCCATTTATAACGAATACAGACAATGCATGGCACTCTATCTCGGTCGCCCGAACGACAACCCCTGGCAAGACTATGACGCATATAGGCCACCCGGACGTTTCAGTCTCTCTCGCGAACAGGTCGTTCTATGGATACATGTCCGAGATTGTCTTAACGGGTACTCCTCCGCCAACTATATCAGCCGTGGCAACTTCGTCCCCGGCCTATGATATTTTTTATAAAAATTCTCATGTGCCATTCTGGCAGAATGGTATGATTGCGGTGTACACCCCCGAAACCTGGACAGGGTCTTCGTGGCTCAACGGCACATTCGGGACTTTGCCCGTCACGACACTGACTGGGACCACCACCAAGGTGAACTCTACAAATTATCAAAATATTTTTACAAATTTATCAGCCGGTGCCAAAACAGCTGCCAGGGGGATATATTCATTCCGTCGCGTCAACACACTCTACGAAGGGCCCACCTTCCGGATTAGGCGCAGCTCTGACAATGTGACTCTGGACTTTTATGCGGACGGTGCTGGAAACCTCGGCACGCAGCTTGGCGCTTCCGGTCAACCTTTGCTCGAGTGGCTAGGAGGCTCCATCGCTTACGTGGATACGTGGTACGACCAGTCTCTAAGCATGCGTCACGCAACCCAACCCACGTGGACTCTTCAGCCAACTCTCTCCCTGGCCAAGTTCTGTGTCGATTTTACTGCTAATTCAGGGGCTGCGGTGATGAATTTGCCATCTGGAACCGTACCCATGCAAACGACATTCACCTTTGTGGCACGCCACGCGTATGTCGGTAATGCCACTGGTGGCATCATAGGCACTGGAACTAGTGCCAATAACCAGACAAATAATCTAAGAGTCGACAATAGTGTAGGCTACCTTACTTCTTGGAACAGTAATGATGCTAATGCAAATTTAGGCGGTCCGCCAGTCAAAGAAAATACGGTAACAGTCAGATACGACGGTCCAACTACTGCCGGTACAACCTTTTTCTTTGTGAACGGTGTTCAGACGAATTCAGCAGCAAGGACAGGGTGGGCAGGTGTAGCCGGGAATGAAGTTCTGGGGTCGACTGGGTTGGCGGCGGGGCCCGTCTCTAGCCCTCCTATAACCACTGGACTCGTTGCGTGGTATGATCAGACCTCTTGGAACCAAGTAGGTCAAACTTGGGCGGACAAGTCTGGCAATGGAAATACTATCACCAGAACTAGAGGAACTGTAAATTCTGTATCTAATTATCTCTATGGAACTACTGCAGATACACTAGTGTTTCCAGTTAATATATTGACGTCAACATATACATTGTTTCACGTTACAAAATATAACGGTGCAAATCTACAGAGAATTTTTTCATCAACTTCAGCTAGCAATTGGCTTTCCGGGCACTGGGCTGGTCTGGCTGGAGTTGCTCATCATGATGGATGGGTCGGCCCGACGACGAATTTTCACGGTTCAAACTGGGTTATGTCAACCGACCAAAGATTTCTGTATAGGTCAAACGCTGTGTTAAGAGGCACGGGGGGAGGAGGAGGAGTCACCACAAATTTAGGCATTAACAATGGCTGGGCCGGGGGTGAATTTTCAGACTGGGCTTGCGCCGAAACTATTGTATACAATAGGGAATTGACTGGAACTGAAATAAATACAATTGAAAGTTATTTAACTGCAAAATATCCTTCATTTTCACTTGGAGGTTCAGTAGTGACTTCTACCTCAACTCTAAACGGACAGATGTACGACTGCTTCGTGTTCGCCTCGTCTCTGTCTGACGCCGACCGAACATCTATCGAAAATGTTCTCATGAATTCTTCGAGTGCTCTTCCCTCATTGTATGGACCATCAAACGCTACACTCACATGGCCGACAGGTGTCCTCCCGTCGACTTATACCATGTTGCACGTAGCAAAATATCAGAAAGCAAGCAGAGGAGCGTACGGGCGTATTTGGCAAGGTCTCACGACTAATTGGTTGTCTGGTTTCTGGAATGGGGGATTATCTGGTGTTGCATTCCATAATGGTTGGCTGACTCAGTCAACAGCGAGTGCGCACGGCACAAACTGGGTCCTCTCGACTGACCAAAACAGTCTTTATCGGTCGCTTGGTCGAACGCGTGGAACGACCGGGGCGGGAAGTCCATCATTTGATAGGCTTGCAATTAATACAGGAAACTCACCAGCCGATATTAGCGATTTCTCTATTCAGGGTACGGCCATCTATAACCGTACGCTGACTGCTGCCGAGTATCGCATGGCAGAGGACTACTTGGCGAACCGCTTTAAGCTCCCTGTTCCGCCCCAAGAAAGTCTCGTCTTGTCACTCGACGCGTCGGACTACTTTACGACCGATGGAACAACATGGAAAGACCGAAGCCCCAACGGGTATAATTTTGTACTGACCAACGCACTCGCGTACGTTTCAACAGGGGCTTTTCCGTACATGAACTTTAGCACTTATGGTTCTCAGCGTGCTACCGCAGCAGACCTTCCGTTTGCGACATACAATACTTTTATTTATTTTGGAACTTTTCAGAATTCAACTGCCGACTATCGAACACTCTTGCGTGGATTTAGCGCTGACCATAATGTGATTATTGAGTCGGGTACGAATCGTCTCGGACTTTTCAACAGTGCTAATGGTGGATTTATACCGTGCGACAACAATGTCGATATCAGCACACTTGACCAGGTGTACACACGGTTCAACATGCACGTCTGGAAATTATCAAGCCAGAGTCCCTACTACCAGTACTACTTTAATCCTTCGACAGCGCCGTGCGTACCTACAGGCGTCATTACAGACTCTCGAGCCAATTTGGGTCATGGGTTTTATTACCTCGGTGCACACACTGGTGCTACTCAGAGAACCGGTCTGATGGCCACCGCGCTCTACTACAACAGAGAGCTTGGCGACGAAGAACTCGTCGATATTTACAGGCGTCACGCGACGAAATTCCTGTTGCCCAGTCCGTTTATTCCCTTCAGTCCGAAACCGAACGGCTACGTCTTTACGCGTTCCGGCATGTACACTCCGGGCGTGGGTGTCTTTTCTGTCAAGGTGCTTGTGATTGCTGGTGGAGGCGGAGGAGGAGGCGGCTGGCAAGGTGGTGGGGGCGGCGCAGGGGGTCTTTTGTTTTCAGGATTTTATTATGTAACACCGGGTACACCAATTCAGGTTATCATCGGGCGCGGAGGAAATGGAGCGCGCCGAAATACTCTGGTTCAAAGTGGTGAAAATACTATTTTTGGAACCCTTACAGCGATAGGCGGTGGCGCAGGTGGAGCCGAACAAAATTCAGCATCCATCAACCCGGCTTCAGTCGACCCACAAAATGGCGGAAGCGGAGGCGGTGGCAGCTGGGGTGTTCCGTCTGGTACGAATGCAGTCGGGACTGGTGTTACCGGTCAGGGGTTTGCGGGCGGAATAGCGTTCAACGCGGCTCCTTATGTAGGAGGAGGTGGAGGCGGCGCCGGGTCGGCGGGCGGTGATGGCGCGTCTTGGGCGGCTGGCAATGGAGGCACTGGCAAGACAGTCACAATTCTCGGAGTCACAAAGACGTACTGTGGTGGAGGCGGTGGTTCAATACGCGGCTTTGGAACCTCGAGCGGTGGGGCGGGGGGTGGCGGTGGTGGAAACGGGACTGGTCCAGGTGCGAACGCAACGTATTATGGGTCTGGTGGAGGAGCCGGTGGCGGAAACGGTGCATCGTGCATGGGTGGTGACGGGTTTCAGGGTATTGTTCTGGTCGAAGTGAATGCAGACCCGTTCCCTGTACCTGTTCTACAAAATCCAGGTAACCAGACATTTGTTCAGGGAGGTACCTTTGTTATTAATCAATTGGTCCAAGGAATTCCGGAGATTACATGGACATTGACACAGACGTATTTTGCACCTAGTCTGACAAACCCTGGAAATCAAAATTTTACCAATGGTGGAACAGCCACCATCACACAGACTGTGAATCAATATATGACAGGTCCTCTTACTTGGACTATAAGTCCGACGACTAATGTGACACTAACATCATCTTCGGCAACGAGTGCCGTTTATACATGGAGTAGTAGTCCTTCCTTTTCAACTTCGTATATCGTGACGGCGACAGGTGGTGGTGGCTCGGCTTCAACTTCAAGTTTTGTCGTGACAAATACATCAACAGTTTTGTATAATTTTTCGACATTTACTTTTACTCCTATGGGTGCGACTGGCCGGTCGGGTCCGACTGCCATCACGTATGGTGTATCAAACCCTGGATATGGTACAATTTATGCAATGACGCTCGGAAGTGGTACATCGACAGGCATGCAGCTTTGGGTCGTCCCCGGAACGGCGAATTACACGTTTACGGTGGCGGGAGCGCGTGGAGGCAACGGATCACAAGCTGGTGGTAATGGCGCTATTGTCACAGTGACGCTGGCGCTTACACAGGGGCATGTTCTTCGATTATTACCCGGACAAATAGGTACTGCTGCTGTGTCAGGTTGTGGTATTACAAAGGCTGGTGGTGGTGGCGGCTCATTTGTCTACAATAACAATACTTCAACTATTTTGATTGCGGCAGGTGGTGGAGGCGGTGGATCGGGCGGACCTATTGTTACCCCCGGGCTGCGAGACGCATCTCTGACGACATCTGGCAAGAAGGGAGACGGAAGTTCAGGAGGTGCGGGTGGCACTTCAGGAAACGGCGGACTAGGGGGTTCTCCCGCATGTACAAATGGCGCCGGGGGTGGCGGTGGCTGGAGCGGTAACGGGGGTAACGGCGCTGGCTACAATGGTAACTTGGGGTTATCATTAATCAATGGAGGTACCGGTGGCTTCAATGATAATGAGGGAACTACAAATGGCGGATTCGGAGGCGCTGGTGCAGCCGGTGCTCACCCCGGTGGAGGTGGTGGTGGCTATTCGGGAGGTGGAGGTGGCACTTTACAGACTTGCAATTGTCAGGACACACAAGTTGGAGGTGGCGGTGGGTCTTACGCAACTGTCAGCTTTACTTCATCAAGCGTTACGAATACAGGTGCTGGATACATTACAATTGCTGTTAATAATCCTGCCATACCTGTTCTGACCAATCCAGGAGCTCAGAGTTTATCCACCGTCAGCTCCGCCCAGACCATAACTGTACCACAGACGTCAAGCCCTACATCTACAGGGACCATCACATGGACGTATTCAACTCTGCCATCAGGGATGACGGTCCAATCTTTATCTAATACTCAGATTGTCTTTTTGGTCGCACAGGGTACTACAATTTCGTCTCAGACTTTCACGGTCACAGCGACGGCCGCAAATGCCCCGGGTACACCGACATCAGTTTCGTTCACACTCGTAGCTGGTGTCAATACTGGAGTTTTAGCATCAATGACAGGAACTGCATGGACGTCTGCAAATGCTGTCTATGGTGTCAAAGCCCTTTATGCGTCATCAGCGACCATTCTCACAGTACGTCGCTCTTCCGACAACGTTACAGTAAATGTTATATCTGATAATTCTGGAAATTTGACAGTGAGTACTGGTGGTACCTACGCTACATGGATAGGAGGATCGACCGGTTACGTTACACAATGGTGGGACCAGTCAGGCAAGAACGCGCACGCGACCCAGTCCACTCCAGGAAGTCAGCCCATATTTAATACAGCCAGTAAATTCATCGACTTTAAAACGACCGCTTGGTTCAGCATGCCGAACGGAACTATACCATTTGGTAATACAAATTATACAATTGTCACAAAGCACAATACTATCAACAACAACCAGGCGTGTATATGGGGAAGCGGTGGCTACGGAACTGTTAGGTATGTCAACGCTCTCGAAAGGGCGGGTGGTAATTATGCACAGTACTGGTGGGGCGACGATGCCGGTGCTTCACCGTTCGCAGTTGGTAATATAGTAACATCAAAGTACAACAACACGGTCGGCAGAACTATCTATATCAACGGAACTTCGGCCGGAACAAATTCTTCATTGGCTAGAAACAGTACGAATGTAAATAACACAATTGCTTGTGATTGGCGCGGCGGAGGCGCCGGCGTGTTCCTCAATGGTGAGCTGTACTATTTGCAGATATACGGTTCGGTCTTTTCAGACCCTGACCGTGTGATTGCGGAATCTGTGACCATTACTTAATAGCTTCTAATAACAAATGCACTGGGGTTCTAGTTTATGGGCTTTTATCCATATAGTGACTGTGAACAAAGAATATAGAGCTCTGGAAGTCGTCAGGAACATAGGGCCGGTCATGCCGTGTCAGTTGTGCAGATATGAATATGACAAAAGTATTTCAGAACTTGATGGAAGTTCTGATTTGTTCAGGTGGTCGGTCGATTTCCATAACACGGTGAATACCAAGTTAGGGAAGCCTATAGTCACGTACGAACAAGCTCTAGAAAAATGGACGAGAATAATATGAGTTTCCCAGTAGGGCCTAATGGCGAAGCTGTTTATTTCAGCACGACAAGTCCTACACAGGCTACTTTAACAGTCGCGTCATTAGTAGCACTTCCAGGGGGTGTATTTACCGTTGTAGCCTATAATCCAAACGGGGTCGCTTCTAATCCTGTGACATTTACAATCACAAATACTCTTGATGTACCAGCCTTTTTAAATCCAGGCCCAAAGACATTTGTGGGTGGTGGGTCTTTTTTTGTAGCCCAGACATCATTGTCTACCGGTATTACCTGGTCTCGGGCGCCGACTACGGGTGTGACTCTGACAAGCCCTTCAGACTCTGGCGTGACTGTGACTGTTTCGGACGGTATACCTATTGCCTCGCCGACAAACTATACACTCACCGCAACAGACCCATCGGCCCAGGCAACTTCACAAACTTTTACAATTCAGAATACTTTCATCGCACCAGCCTTTGTAAATCCAGGTACAAAGTCGTTCACCAATGGCGGCTCGTTCTCAGTGACTCAGACGGCAGCCAACACCGGTCAGCTTGGTTGGTCGATAAACCCGACAACTGGTATGACTCTGTCGGGTGCATCCACAGGTGGTGTAACTGTCACCGTTTCTCCAGCCCCGGCCATATCTGGCGTAACATACACACTCACAGCGACGAATCCGACACCGACATCGTGCGTCCAGTCATTCAGCGTTACAAATACAGTAACGGCACTTTATGCATTCACAACATTTACATTTACTCCGGCAGGGGCAACAGGTGTTAGCGGTCCAACAACACTTGCTGGATATGGCGGCACGTATCCAGGTGTCGGCACGAGCTACGCGCTTGCGATCGGTTCAGGAACTCGGCAAGGTAGTCAACTCTGGACTGTTCCTATGGCTGGAAATTATACTTTTACTATTGCTGGAGCAGGTGGATCATATACATTTAATCCTTATGGTACTACATATAACATAACATCATATGGTGCAGTCGGTGCAGTTACTTTATCCTTAACGACTGGGGATGTTATACAAATTTTGGTCGGACAGTCGGGTCGTCCTTTCGTCCAAGGTGATAAATCAACTGGAGGTTGTGGAGGTACTTTTATATATAATATCACAACTTCGACTCTTTTGGCCGTGTGTGGTGGTGCAGGTGGGTCAGGCGCAGACGGTGGCACATCGGCCGCCCTCGGCCAAGGACAACCAGGTTCTACAACAATAACCCCAACACCAGCAGCAGGTGGAGGAAATGCGGGCACTGGCGGTACAGGGGGAGGAGGAGGTACAGGCGGCACCGTAAATGGAGGGAACGGTGGCGGTGGCGGGTACACAGGGAACGGGAGTGGCGTTAACCCCGGTCTTGCTTTCGTAAATGGCGGAACAGCAGGCGCTTCAGGTGGTCAGAGTCTCATCGGAGGGTTTGGGGGGGGAGGCGGTGGAAACGGTGACGGGGCTGGCCCGGGCGGCGGTGGAGGATATAACGGAGGGGGTGGCGGTGGCTTTGCAGGTAGAGGCAGGGGCGGCGGAGGAGGAGGTTCCTATATAGCAACGTCATGGACTTCAATTACACAAACAAATTCTGCAACTGGTTATGTCACAATTACAAAGGTGTGATGAAAGCTTAAAAAAATAAACAAAAATAAGTTTAATGAAGGACCCATACGAGGTCCTCGGCATCGACCGGGACGCTACAACAGAAGATGTTAAAAAGTCTTATAGAAAACTTGTAATCGTACATCACCCTGATAAACCCACCGGAAATGCCGAAAAGTTTAAAGAAATTCAGACGGCCTACGAGATTCTGTCAGACCCTGAGAAGCGCCAAAACTTTGACCAGTTTGGAGACCCCGAAGGCCAGCCGCAGCACCACGGCTTCCCGGGTGGGTTCCCAGGGATGCCCCAACAGCAAATCAAGCGAAACAATACGACACATCAGGTGTTCCTGACGCTGCTCGAGGCGTTCCACGGCTGTACCAAAAAGTTCAAGGTGCCCATCAAGAAGGTGTGCCAGGCGTGCAAGCAGCACTGCCCGATGTGTAACGGCGTGGGTATGATTCACATGTTTATCGTAACGCAGGCCTGTCCGGCTTGCCATGGCTCGGGTGGAGCGTCCAGAGGCTGTAGCGACTGTAGCCTCAAAGGGCACAAGACAGAGACGGTCACCATGACGTTCAACATCCCGGTCGGGGTGGAGACTGGTCAGACGATGGTTGCTCGTGGCATGGGCGAACAGGCTATCGGCCGACACGACATTGCTGGCGACTTTGTCCTGCACGTCCAAGTGAGGGACCACCCAGTCTTCCTGCGGGACGGTCGAAATTTAGTTATTTTGAAAAAGATTTCTTTCAAAGAGTCAATCGAAGGGACGACAGTGGATGTGCCTCACTTTTTGGGCGAATTCACTGTTGACACGAAGCAGTGGGGTGTACTCGACCCACGAAAGAATTATGTCGTCAAGGACAAAGGTATGAAAGGTGGTGATTTGCACATAGGGTTTGACATTCAGTACCCTGACCCTTCAGGGGTTTACATAGTTACAAAGGTAGTTTAGAGGCGACTAACAGGATATTTGCGACGGCGTTGATACTCGAAACGACGGCTGTGTCTAAAGACACGTGGATAATTTCGGATATGTTCAGGGTGGCGTGATGAAACGCCACGTCATTTATTGTCGAGGGGAAAAACCCAAAAGCTGCTCCCCGAACCATATGTTTTTTCATAAATTTTGAAGCCGTTAGTGCTCTCTGAACTGGTTCAGAGCGCCCGATTCGCCGGACCTGTACACATGTACGGCGAATTGAACACATTAATTTTTTGTCCTATAGTTGATTGTTATTATTTTCTTAACTCGCGCTTATGTGCGGGTAATAATTTGTACTTCAAGTGTAATGGTTGACATCAAGAAAATACCTGACAAGCTCACGGATTCTGAGAAGAAGAAGATTAAGCAAGCGAACAAGGCGAAGGCTAATCCTGAGCTGGCGGCAGCCAACAAAGCCAGCGCAGACGCCAAACGTGAGCGCCGCAAAGATTCCGGTTCTACAAAGGCATTTTCTTAAGTGTCTCCCTCGTCATCGCTCTCGTCATCACTCTCGTGAGCGGCCCGCGCCACCTTGAGGGCGTGCGCCTTGGCCAGCTTCTGGCCCACCTTGGGCTCGCGGCCCGCCAGAGTATTTTCGAGCACCGCCTTGTAGAGCTCGGACGCCTCGAGTCCCTTCTTCAGGTCGACCCGTAGCGCCTTCATCTGCTCCTTGAGCACCTTCTCTTCGTTGATAAGCTTCTTGATAGACTCCATTTCGTTTCTACTTACTACTTGGGGCAACGCCTTAACTGTCATTCGGGCGACGTAATTGATGTCGGTCGGCGCGGGCTCTTTTCCTGCCCTGTAGAACGGCTTGTTGTTTATAAAGAGCAGAGTCCATCGGACGGCCCGCTCTGGCTCTTTGACAGTCGCCATGACGTACTCGGGACCCCTGGAGCACACCACGTATTCAATCCCGGGCACGGGACCTTTAGTTGGACCTTTTGGGTTAAAGGTGACAACATCACCTATGTCCGCCATGTTCTGTTTTTGGCTGTTTTCTTTACTTAATAATTTTAGCCACATTATTTCCAGCCTTGTTGGCAGCCGGAGTTGAATTCGTGCTCACCTTGGCAGCCTCAATCGCTGCCTTCTTCGCCGCATTATTCGCCATAGTTGTATTTCCAGACACAGCCCCATTCGTTGACGCGGTCGCGGCGTTAACAGCGGCTGTAGCACCCTTATTGTTGGTCGCTGTGGGCTGGATTGTCGCCGTCCCAACAGCGTTTGCGGCAAGCTTATTGGCCATGACAGCGGTGGCGTTTGCGGCATTCACAGCGCCGTTTGCGGCACGCTGTACGTTAGTATTGGTCGCCGGGTTGATACCAGCCTGTTCGGCCACATTTTGGGCCTGGACCGCCTTCTTGTTAGCGGCATTAGCAGCATTGACTGCCACCAGAGCATTCGGCAGCGCCGCAGCGGCATTCGGGGCATTGACTGCATTGGTCGCATTCTTTTTTGCGGTGTTAACTAGGGCCTGGACTTCCTTAGCTAGGGCATTCAGCTGTGCTGCCTTTGTGTTTAGGTTATTCGACATTTATAATATTAGGAGCGAAAAAATTACAGGTCGAGCTTGCGGCGAACCTCGTCCCGTACGCTCTGTGGGAGCTGGGTCGCATCTGCCTGTGCATCCTTCTGGTACGAGTCGATAATGTCCTGCTCAGCATCGATGTACGACTCCCACACTGGACCTGCGGTATACGCCCACTCCTTCATGTGGGGCGTGAGTAGGTCACCCTTCAGGAACCAGCCGCGCTCGATGAGCTTTTTGGCGCGCCGCATGACGTGCCGAACCTTCCGACACTCGGCCACCGCCTCACCCTGGCTGACCAAAGTTTCAGGGTGCGTCTCGTATACAGTCTCGAAGATTCCGTTGCGGGTCATGTCTATGAGCTTTCGGGCTGGAGCTGCCAAGTACCGGTACTTTTTGGGAATGTACCGGATTCCGAGGGGCGTGTCGCGCGACGTGTAGAACAGGTTACAGCTCATGTCGACCGAGTACTCCGTGCGCCAGTCATAGAGGCTGCCGTCAAACAGGCAGAGGTCCAGCTTGAGCGTGTTGTTCACAGTGACGTGGACGACCGCCGTGATACCCTTCGACATGGCGCCGTACGTCATGTCGGGAATCTTCGTGTCACGGGTTACGTCGATAGTATAGAACACACTGAGCGCATTCAGAAAACTATCCACGGAATCGTGCTTGGAACGTGGTACGCAAATGTCAATGTCGTTGAACTCCTTCTTGCCACAAATCATGACATCACGGACGTAACCACCAAACACCCAAAAGTTCATCGCAAAGCATAGGTCGAGAATACGGTTATCCATTGGTTAACTTTTGGTCATTGGTTTTAACTGCTAGACACCTGGAAAAAGGAATCCATGGGCGAACCAATGTGTAAACACAATGGCAGCCGTCGGCTTGATGTCACGAGTGACCAGGAATGCTACGATAAAGAGCAGGATGCCCACCTTGGTAGTCTGGGGCATAAACTTGCGGCGTTCAGCCAGACCAGCAACACTATACTCCATTAATTTTACAATTTATTTTAATTCCCAAACCTCCCCCTTTACGAAATCCATAAACTTGATTTCGTACACGTTATCACTGTCCTCGCCGTGCGCCTCCCAGCCCTCTCCTGGAATAAACTCGGTGATGACCGCATTTACAAACTTGGTCTTGCGCTTCTTCGACGGCAGCTGGATGCTGACGCGCTTGCCGACCAGCTCCTCGAACCAGTCCTCGTACTCGTCGAGCGTCTCTGACAGCTCGTCACGCTCCTTCACAAGTGCTACTACAGCCTCGATTGCCTCCATTACTACTTAGTTCTTGGCCTTCTTTTTTAGCTGTCGTGCATTCTCGAGTTTCTTACGTTTTTGATAGTTCAGACTGTTGATGTACCGACCGAGCTCTGTCCAGTTCGCCTGGCTCATGTTGACCGCCCGCGTTCTCTTGTACGCCTTGCGTGCCACGATAGTCTTGAGCTTGGCGACTGCGCTCTTGGCCTTGTCCAGGTTGGAACGGCTGGGTGTGCGCTGACGTGGCGTAGGTGTGCGCGGATTGGAACGGACAGGGGTGGGGGTGCGCAGGTTGATTATGGATGGACGCCGTTTGCGAGGAGGTGACGGAGTAAACCCAGTTCTGTTTGGGTTTGGTGACGGTGTCAAGCTTCCACCGGCACGCTTGGCCAAAAATCTTTTTACTTTTCTTTTTGTATCTTCGGTCACTATGTAACCAGCCTCTTCAAAATTTGATATTGTATTTTTATTAATATTCATCTGCTTAAGAAATTCAAAAGTTATAATTAATTTTTTAGCATCTGCAATCTTTTTCCGTTGAGCCACCGTCATCCCCCCCGCTTGGACCTGATAATTTAGAACACTGTTGGATGTGTTCAGATAATTTCTTACATTAAAATTTGTTAATTTTTTATAATTTTTAATAATTTTATTTTGTTTTTCCTGTGGCAGATTTTTTATAGAATTCTTGAGTGGTGTCATGTTCAACCCCATATATTTTGAAGTGTTGAGTTTGTTAATTTGAAAGTTTTTAATAATTTTTGCTCGTTCAGCCTGTGTCAGCTCTCCGCGTGCAATTTTTCTGGTCAGTACATTCTTGAGCTGATTCATATTCTGGTAGCCCATATAGGCTCGTGTATTGAAGTTGAGCCGGCGGTACTTCAATCGGCACGTCAGTGGCACCATGGAAGCGAATGTACGGCGAACGTACGTAAAGTTGCTATAAGAGATGGCATTAATATTGGTCCCGGCAAACTGTGGATACTTACCGCTTATAAAGGGTCCTCGTATAGTCTTCTCAAGCTTTTTGGGGTCCCACCAGTCACACTGTACATAGTTTGACATCTGGTTCGAGTCGAACAGATACCCCTTGCCGTGCGAGTCTACATAGCCGATGATAATATGACCAGCGTGAAGACCTTTGTAATCATTGTTGTGAATTCCTATACCTGCTGACGCAAGGTCAAATAGGCGCGTTCCAATCTTGATGGTGCGCGGATACGATTTCGCCGTCCATCCCGGCTCTACCCCTTTCGTGTCAAATACAGGGTACACCCTTTTCGGGGATATATAACATATCACAAACTGGTCGTTCGGATTTACAAACACCTCATTGGCTTCCTTGGCAAAATGTTGAGGGAAAGCTAAACATTTACGATGTGAATATGTAGAAATATCAAGAGTCTCAAGAGCCTTGAAAAGTTCAGGTGTATGGAATGACGATTTTAGACCACCATCTGCGCGATAGTTATTTCCGGCGCCACTAAATCTTTTCAAAAGATTTGCAGACTTGCCAGCTTTTTTACGCAGTTGACCAGGTCCACCCTGCAGGCATGTATACTGATCCAAAAATTTATAAAAATATATTTTATTAAATCTTGAACCAAGTGGACAGACGGTGTCCATCGGCGCATCAAAAAACTCTTTTTCGTCCGGTGTCATCTTACTGTACTGATTTTCCATATTCCACTTGAGCACACGGAGCATACCGTCAGACAGTACAAACTGATTAATAATTGAGAATAGCCAGCACGTCCCCTGTGATTGAACGGCTCCACTCATCTCTATTAAATATAAAATATTTTTTTATAATAATGGTGGCACCTTTCGAAGGTACTATCCTCGGCTCAAAGGTGCTCATCATGGCACTGCTCTTTATCCTCAGCCTGGTGAACGCATATACGAAATTCATATCATCTCAGCCGCGCAAGTTCCTTGTGGAGGCGTCTCTTGTCGGTTTGGCATCGGCCGTGTCATTCGCATTTATCGGGGCGCTCCGTGATGTTGATGCAGGACAGATGATTAACGTTTCAGTTTTGGCGTTCCTCGTCTTTTTCGTTTTCCACCTCTTCATGGAAATGTCAGGCTTTAATCAGGGAGCCATTGACAAGTCAAAGCTCGGCGGCAAGATGCAGAAGCAGCAGAAGGTTCTGACATCCGCCCCTGTGAAAACCATCATAATCATCATAATGGGAATTCTGTTGGTTCTGGCTTTGTTCAAGCGGGATTTAACACTCAACGGTGATACACTGTACCCACTGAGCCCAGTGCAGTTGGGTCTCGAGGGTGTGGTGTTCGGTGTAGTGAATGCGCTCCCTACGGTTATGATAATGCTGGACAGAGGGGAGAAGAGCGGGAAGAAGATTGCAAAGGACACGGGAATCATGGGAGGGGCATTCTTTGCCAGTCACATTCTGTTACAGTTGGGCGGCTTCTATAGTTCGGCGTTCAGTCGCTATTAGCGGCGCATAGGTACCCGTGGCTGCTGGCGTTGCTGCTTCTTGAAGTGCTGCTTCTGGCGCGGCCTTTCGCGACCCTCATTCTTGGCCCCAATCTTGCGGTCGCTGTAGTACTCCTCGTAGTAAAGGATGTCCTCGATGGACTCCTCGTGCACATTTTCCGACTTGAGGAAGCGCATCGTCCGGTCGACATTCTTCAGGTCTCTCCGCAGCTCTGCGTCAAAGTACCGGCTAAACTCGGGCATCTCCTCCTTATACTCGACGGTGGTCTCGACCAGCTCGTCGATAGCCTTTCCAAACAGCTCGGCTGTCTTGTTTTCCCAAGCCTCCTCGGCCCACTCCTCCTGCTTCTTGTGGAAGCCCTTAAAGTAGACTGCTCTCCGGCACATAGGGCAGCCTACACCCGACCCCTTCTGGCACCACGCCTTGATGCACCCGTGGCAGAAGGTGTGCTTGCAGACCAGCTTGCAGCGCGCGTTGTCCTCGTAGCAGACGGCACACTCCATGTCTCTTGTTGTTTGCTTTGAAAATCCTACCGGAGCCTGGACGACTGAAGGGAACATCACTTAAAAACTTCATCCCATAGTAGAGTATGTTGACCGCACTCCCCCCCATGAGGCCTGTGACGCGCCTGCCGCAGACGAATCAGCTCCCGCTGAAGATGTATACGCTGCACGAATCGGTGAATAACACTCTCGCTATGCGAGCCGAACGGAGCAGTGACAAGACGGCTGTGATTGCGTTTACACGCAAGTCGGACGTACTGACAATGGGCACTATGCTCGAAAACCACTACCGCACATACAAGGAGTGGCCTGACTTGGTCATCAACAATTCTATTAATATTTATTCTGGAAATCAGGGTACCAGCCTACAGTTTCTTCAGGCGGCCGAATGGCCCCCTGAAACCCTGTCCGACCTGTGCTGCTCGCACTATTTGGATATCCTCCAAATTGATGAGCTCTCAGAGACGTCGAGTGGATATACTATTAAGGGAAGTCGCCTCGTAATCGAGGGGAGTCACGAAATGTACATAGAGGCGTGCAGAAATATGTACAGTCTACACGATTCTACTTAGGCTGTACCCCCGGGACCCACGCCGTGCACTTGAACACCGCCTTGGCGTATGCCGCACAGAGCACAAAGTGCACATGGGGCCAGTCCAACGCCTCGGTGTGAGTCATCTCAACCTTCATAGGATTCAGATTCATCTCGGCAATAATGTGCTGCGGCTTCGTCGGGTCCACGAGCGACTCGGCAATGTCCGTCATCTTTTTCAGCCACGCCACGTGGCTCTTCTGCGAGGGGTCAAACTTTTTCAAAAAACGCGAAGTGACTGTGTCGGTCATTTAAAAGAAATTTGTCCGTCTCTTTTAAATGGCGTCTGCGAAGAAAGGATTTGTTTATAAGTGTACAGATTTCGCCAAGGTTCAGCAGGTGGACGCCAAGTGGTATTACAACTGGGGTGGTTCGCGTAGCTTCTGTGACGACCCATCTCTGCCGTTCACACCCATGAAGTGGGGCAAGGGGACCATTCTGCATATGACTCCAGAGATGAATGAGCTGCTCGGCTTTAACGAGCCGGACGGCGATGCCCAGTCGAACCTGACACCCCAACAGGCCCTGTCTTTGTGGGGCGAGATTACAGCGAGCGGCAAGCGTATCGGCAGCCCAGCAACGGCCGCCAGCCCGACCAAGCCCAACAGCTGGCTGTCACAGTTCCAGGCGCTAGGCGGTCAGTTTGACTTTGTGTGTCTGCACTGGTACGCCCCACCAAATGCCACCTCATTCCTCAAGTGGCTCGATGAGGTGCACGCGCAGTACCAGAAGCCCATCTGGGTCACAGAGTTTGCTGTCGCAGATTGGTTCGGCAAGTCTCCCGGCGGCTACCCGGTCGAGGATGTCAAGGCATTCATGGACCTGGCGTGCCGCGGTATGGAAGCCCGCCCGTTTGTCGAGCGGTACACATGGAAGACGCGTGACACGTCCGACACGAAGATGGGCACGAGCGCACTCTTCACGGTGGATGGTGCGCTGACCGAGCTTGGACAACTTTACAAGAGTATATAAATGCTGAGACAGCAGCAGGTTACCGTGGCGGGTCGTGACTGGACAATTTACTTTTGTCAGTGCCGCGGTGACCAGTATCCGTATTTTAGCAAGCCACAAGCGGCCCACTACCGAACGCGGGTTCACACCATGTGGGAACTTCAAGCCATGACAGCACCTGCACAAGGACCGCAGTAGCTGCTCGTCTTTGGCCGGATCGCGTTAGATGCCATGGATGTTATCGAGTCATACAGAGCACGCAGAGTGTCCACAGAGGCTGACAGCCAGTTCTGTGAACGGTCTTTAAGTGCATCGAGCGACTTGGCCACGCGCACCTTTTTGTCGTCAGTGTCTGCGTAGGATGGCTTGTTGGTAAATATCATGTACATGACCAGGAAGGTCAGAATCAGAGTGAGCCAATTCATATTAATATAAGTTTATAAATTTATTTAAGTCTAGCCCAGCTGCTTGTCGGGTTTACTCTTCGTCATCAAAATCCTGTTCTGATTCATATTCTGCCTCGTCTTCGTCAGCCTCCTCGTCAGAGTCTTCATCTTCATCGTCGTAGTCATCTTCGTCATCCCCTGACTGGTCTGTCGGGACGTACTCCTCGTCAGAGTCATCCTTGATGTAGCCGCCATCAACCTCTACAAACCCCATATCAAACTCTGTCGAGAGGCTGAGGTATTCGTAGATGCTGTCGTCATCCACTTCGTAGGTCTCGTCCTCGTAGCGGTAGAGGGTCCGGCCCTTGATGCGGTCCTCGGTTGGGCTGAGATACTGAATACTGTAAACCTTGGACTTGGAGTTTACGATGCGAGCCAGAAGTGGCCTGGGCTTCTTCTGCCCAATGTCGGTCCAGACACGCACGAGTCCGCTCATTTCTGAAAGTCATTTTTAATTTTTGTTTAACTCATTTCACGCACTTAGAGTTTTGTTCTGATTAATTCTTAGTATGCAGTCCCTTACCGAGTATATGAAGGAAAATGGTCAGTGCCATGTCGAAGGTCATATGCAGGATTACCCGAAGCAAGCTGAGACTATTCGTAAGCTCATCAATCAGAATAACATCAAGACGGTCCTGGAGATTGGGTTCAACGCTGGTCACAGCTGTGAGGTGTTTCTGACGAGCAGCCCTGACGTAACGGTGACGAGCTTTGATATTAATCAGCACGGATACACGGCCTACGGTGTTCGATACATTATGGAAAATTATCCCGGCCGGCTTGAGTTTATTCCAGGGAGTAGCACGGATACCGTCCCCGTCTACCCTGACAAAAAGTTTGACCTTATTTTCGTGGATGGCGCCCATGATTATGCAACGGCCCTACAGGACCTGCACAACTGTCGCCGGCTGGCTCGCCCGGGCACTATAGTCATCATGGATGACACTGTGAGCACCCTTGACAATTTTCAGCACTGGAACGACGGGCCTGTTCGGGCGTGGGGGGATATCAGGGAGGACCGCTTGGTCAAGGAGCTATTCTGTGAGGACTATGACGTGGGACGGGGTATGAGCGTCGGAAAATATGTATTTAACTAACCCTTCCACTTGGCACCGCATCCTAGGCAGGTGAAAAACGTGGTCATCGGCTCGTCCGCGCTGCGCGTCTGCATCTGGTAGTAGGTCACCTTCTTGCACTTGCACTTGCCGCACTTGAACATTCCGGCATAGTCTTCGTCCTTCGTCTTGGCCTTATCCATAGCGAGCTCGCGCTGCTTCAGCTTGAAGCTCGTGGTTGAGTAGGGGCCGTTGGGCCAGAGCTGTTGCGGGTTGAGCTGCGGCAGGTCCATACTCTTGACCTCCTTCGTGTGCATAAGGCGGTACTGCAGCTGCGGCATAATCGCGTAGGTCAGGGCCACTCGCTCACCCTGCACCTCGAGAGTACAAGCCACCTTGCACTCCTTGTCGCGCTTGAGCTCAGCCTCGAGGTGGCAAATCTTGTGCCAGTACCAGCTGCGGAACTTCGGGTTGTCCCATGACAGCTCAGCACAGAACCGCTCCTTAAAGTCCGTCTGAACCCAAGCAAAGACTTGCTTTTCGATGTTTTTGGCATAGGGACGCTCGGGGACCGTGCGTGCCAGCAGGGTGCGAGCCTTTGCGCGCCAGACGTTACCGTCAATCATCTTGATTTTGAGTCGCTTTTTGTTTTTAAACCATGTGCCGCGCTCACCTCACTGAAGGGAACATCGCTCCGTTCAGTAGTACGACACCCATGTCCGCTCATCCTCGAGGTCCCTCTCTAGGTTCTGAATTGTACGTTCGAGCTCACGGATATAGTTTCCAGAAAATTCTAGATATTCTTTTGGGAGACCGTACATATGAATTTCGGCCAGTATACACGCCTGGAGCGTCTTGGTGAGCTCGTCACGGGTCATCCGGAGGTTCGCCATCATCTGGTTGTGCATGATGTCACGCTCGTGGATTGGCAGTGCTAAATATGCGTCGACCGCATCAGCATAAGGTCCACCACTCCTCTCTACCAAACCTTTCATAAATTGGTAGGCGGAAGGGGTAATCTTGTACGGACCGGCAAACATTTGGAACGTGCTGTAGTCGGCCATTTCTACTTAAGAAAGAGTGTACACTATTGTTTAGATGGCTTTCACCTTTCCAATGATTACTTGCACGGCGAGCCGCCGTCAGTGTCCCGTATGGGCCCTTCGGTAACAGCTGTCACTGCTGCGCGGAACGTCGTCTCATTCATGAGCTCCAGCGCGTGAGTCGTCGGGCCGGTGTGCACCCTAGCAAGTTTGGGGTATGGATGCACCGCAAGCTCGGCGACCTCATAATTCGGCGAAACAGAAAAGATGGGGTGGCAGGAGTGTCGCTCCCGTGTGTCATCTGCAAAAAGGCTATGGAGCGTCACGGTATCCAGTGGCGAGCGCAGATAGGCGACACATGGGTCCGGAGCACATCCCCTGACCTGCCAAGGTCCAGACCGACCCAAAAACAAAAACATTATCTTGGTTTCCAGTAGGAATGGACGAAGAAACTATACCCATCATCGTTCTAGGACTCGGGTTTGCAGCTCTCGTCGTTAGTGCGACGAAGAGCCCATACATACAGGGAAGCGTGGCTGGAATACCCCGACAGGGCTATGACATTACACAGAAAGAACCAGCATTTATCATCCCTCTGTCAAAACAAAAGGGTGGAATCCCACCCCCTCCCCAAGCCGCCACTCGGCCGCTTCTCTCAAAGGCTGGTACTCAGATGCCATACGGCACTGTACCGGCAAATATCGGAACCCCCTCTTTAATTAGCCCACCTGTAAAGCCAGAGATTGGTGGTCCAGGTGCTGATGCGCTCAGCGGTGGACCTGGCAAGGCGGGCCCAACGGCAGTTATGCTCGGGCCATCCTCACTGAAAAACCCCAACACACCCCCGGATGTCAAGACTATGCTTGCCAACGCGCCCCCAGACTTTTAGGCCCTATGTGAAGGCGAAGCCTTCTTTTCTTCAGGGAAAAGGGCCCATGGCCCTAGAGGGAGACTCGCGCTTGTCCATGTAAAACTGCCAGGAGGCGAGTCGGACCGCCTCGGCTTGGTCCCGAGCCTTGATTGTAATATAGATATTGTTGTCAAACTGAACGGTCCACAGACCCTGTTCAGTCTGATACGCCCGAGCGTTGTTCCGGGACAGCTTGTACTGGTGGAGCGCGTCCAGTGCATCCTCGTAGGACTGGGCCGAGACGAGTGTCCCGTGCGGGAATGACCAGTCAATCGTCGAACTCTGAGCACAGCCGAACCATATAGCCATATAGTCCCACGTGGTCATTCCTTTGCTTTTCTTGTAATACCAAGCGCACTCTCTAACTTGCTTGCAGTCCGTTTTAGCGGCTTGTCGCGCTTGAGCTTGAGTGGCTCGTCCGATGACGGTTCAGCAGCTGATGTGACCGTTACAGCCTTGACTGTCGGGAAGATGTATTTTTCGTACGGCACATAGATGGGGACATCCTGTTGGGAACATTGCCTAAATTCTTCGATGCTCAGTGGGCCGCCGAAAATATTGAGCGCCGCTCGCTTGGGCGCTGCTTTCAGTATCACGTACTTCCCGAACACCTTTCGTCGCATCACTGCGATAAATGACTGAATCTCACCCGAGCGCGATGTATTCATGTCGAGCGCGAAAGCCTTCATGCACTCCCAGCTACAAAACTCACCGGTCGTCGTAAACAGGTCGAGTCGGTCATCGTACCTGTACGGGAGGTGCAGCGGCCGGAGCCCTGGTATCGGGTGCACGCACCACCAGCAGTGCGTCCCCTTCTTTTCGGGAGGCTGCGTGTCCCTGACTAGCGGAAGAGGCTTTCGGACCGGTGGAGGGACTGACGGGAGGCGCCGACGAGCCGCAATTTCTTCCGGAGTTAGCTTTTTGGGCATCTTATCGAATTGCAACATAAAGACTATTTACTAAATATAATTAGTATGCTTTTAAGTATTGATGTCGGAATCAAGAATCTTGCAATGTGTTTGATTGACCCAAAGACAAAACTGATTCATCACTGGGACGTTTCGGGTGTGCCGCCTTTGCACGCCGACGGGCTGTTTCCGTGCTTCAAGCGCCACCTGGCCGAGCGTGACTGGGTGCTCCGAGCGGACACAGTGCTCATAGAGAAGCAGCCAGACAAGAACAGAGGTATCAAGTCGGTAGAAAACTTTCTTCACGCCTATTTTGTGATTCATGACAAGGAGGTTATCATCTATGACGCTCGGCACAAGATTCCGGACGTGGCCGGGCCGGGCCGGGCGCGCTACCTCGAGCGCAAAAAGGCATCCATCGACCGTGCGCGCACATTCATCTCAGCTACGGATTCTGTCAATAAGCACTGGGTATCTGTCTTCGACAAGCACAAGAAAAAGGATGACCTGGCAGACACTGTCATGCAGGCTCTGTCCTTTGTGAACCGCATCCCTGACAAGCCGGTCGTGCCCAAGAAGGTGACGCCACGCAAGCCGACCGAGAATCAGAAGCGCACCAAGTACAGCAAGCCCAATCTGGCGTGGATTGTCAAGACGGGTGCCCCACAGGATGCACGCTTCCGTAAGGACCTGGCGCGCTACTACACCAGTATCGATAATCTAAAAAAAGAATTTAGTTTGTAAGTAGTAGGATGCTGACACGCGAGCAGACAGTGTGGCTCGTAGTCACAATTTTAATTTTTTTAATTTTAATTTTTGTGTATACTCGTCAGCCAACTGTCTACTATGCAGCACCACCATGGGAGGCACCCAAACCACCAGCACCCAACCCTATACCCAATATGGGTCTACCTCTTGCATCAAATCCGAGTATGGCGTTCCCGGATACAAATATGTTCGGCCAGCCAGCCAAACCTTTCGTGCTCAAGCAGAAACAGATAAAGCCAGCCACAGAGCCAGCCCCGGACTCTCTCCGGTACACTAACATCTCTGGGCTCAAGCCGATGACGAGCATCACGGGAGCGGGTGGTCCTATGAGCACCGACAACAGCCCTCTGTACAGTGGCCCTGCTCCAAATGCCTCTAGAGCAAAACTGGAAGCTGAAAAATCAAGGTTAAATGCGGCTGTAGCAAAACTCGACCCAATTACAGGGGCGGCTCTCCTTAATGGTTTGATAAATCCACCGGGGGCGGCTCCTGTAAACTCTGCTCCTACGAGACCTACGTCAGCTCCCCCGGTGCACACACCACCGGCTCGTACTCCGGCTCAGGCTGCTTCGGCAGCCGCCTCTGTCGCAAGTGTAGAGGTTCCACCAGCGCCAAACGCCAACCACCTTGCGGTAGCACCTATAAATGCTCCGGCGGACACATCGGTCGCTCAGACAGTTCCGATACCTTCTGTTTCGCCTGTGGTAAAGACGGGCAGCTCGGCTAAAAAGGGCTTTGTGGCTGGTAACCGCGACCCGTCTGCGGCTGCAAAGATTGCGTCACTGAACCTTGGTTGGTATTACACGTGGGGCTCGACGCCACCCTCCCCGGCACCACCCGGGCTCTTGTTCTCTCCCATGTTCTGGAACATTTCCAAGGCTCCTAAAGCGCCTGCTGGGTGTGCGCCATCAGCCACCCCTCCCGCCACGGTGAACGCGCTGTGCACTCTTCAGACAATAAAGGCACTGCCTGCATCCACGACCGATAATGTCATCCTGGCGTACAACGAGCCGGACGGTATCAACGCGAATGCGCAGGGTAATATGACAACGACCGACTCTGCAAACTTCTGGCCGAACATTGTAGCATCTGCTACTCGTTCAGGTTGTCGCATCGGCAGCCCGGTCATGTACGGCAGCTTGGTCCACCCGGCGTCGGGTCCATCTGCTCAGAACGTAGTGCCGATTGCAGGTATCACTGCGCCACAGACGGTCAACATCAGCAACAATCCAGCGTCTGTGAATCATGTGGTGCTCGACCCTGGAATTTGGCTGGACAACTTTTTGTTACGTATTTCTCAAACACCGAATCCGCGCTTCCCGGACTTTATCACGATTCACTGGTATGGTCCACCTAAACCGACCAGCTTTCTAAACTACCTGACGGCCGTCAACACCAAGTACAATTTGCCTCTATGGATTACAGAGTATTCATGTGCTGACTGGTCCGCAACCACGAGCGCCGCTGGTGTGACCACACACGCACCCGGATATGACTGGTCGATTCCGACGGATGCAAACATCGCTACAAACTCAACGGGGGCGTTTATGAAGGCGACTGTACAGGGTATGGAGGCGATGCCATTCGTCGAGCGCTTTAGCTGGAAAGAGCGCTTTTTGCTGTCGGACCCACGTCTGAACTATCCAAATAGTATGTTCCCGCTCACGGGCACACCAGACTCGGTCATGGGACCGTCCAACCCGGACGTGATGAATCAGTCAACCCTGTTCGCCTCATATCAGCACTTCCCGACCACCCTGCCACCCCTGACACCTCTTGGTAAACTATATGCCAGTCTCTAAGGTTGACCCTACGGGTCAGATAAAAAAATAATTATAAATATTTTTAATGGCACGGCTTGTGGACCACATGGGGTGTGACGAGTCCATCGTGGAGGCTGCTCGTGTCTCATATGCCAAGGGTACCAAGGCTGTGAGTGATACGCGGGCGCTCATCCGGTACCTCATGCGCCACAAGCACACCACCCCGTTCGAGATGGTCGAGTTCAAGTTCCATATCAAGGCTCCAATTTTTGTGGCTAGGCAGTGGATGCGCCACCGGACAGCCTCTGTGAACGAGATGTCCGCCCGGTACTCTGTCCTCGAGGATGAGTTTTTCCTGCCAGAGCACCTGCGGTCTCAGTCCGGTACAAACAAGCAGGGGTCAGAGGAGGAGATGTCAGGTGACGAGCTGCTCATCCTCAAGCAAAAGGCGTCGTGTGACATGGCGTTCCACGTGTACGACGACCTGTTGAAGCATGGGTGCTCGCGTGAGCTGGCCCGGACGCACCTCCCAGTCAGTACGATGACAGAGTTTTTCTGGAAAATTAATTTACATAATTTGTTTCACTTTTTGAAGCTGCGCATGGACAGTCACGCCCAGCCGGAGATTCAGGTACTCGCGAAACAGGTCTACGAGCTCATCAAGCCGGTGGTACCTCTGGCGTGCGAGGCGTTCGAGGACTTTGTGTTGCACAGCCTGACACTGAGCGGACCTGAACTGGCGGCCATCAGGGGGAAGACTTTTGTCGTACCGGGCGTGGGTGAAAACCGCGAGTTCCAGGAAAAATTGAACAAAATTTCTTGGAGTATATAAATGCTAGTTCGGCTAGCAATCATAGGACTCCTACTCACGGTGCTGTGGATGGTCACGAAGCGTCGTGACAGTCTTTTCAAGAAGTCTATGCGCAAGCCCAAGTCGGCCGCTTGGTACAACATGCGCATCGCCGAGTGGAAGGGTGCCATGAATGTCGTGTCGGCCGCCACCAGCAAGGCTGATGCGGTCGCTAAAATAAAGGCGGCCCGTGACGCCAAGCCCAAGATGAGTGTGGCGCGCGGTGTGTACACGTCAGCTCTCCGCTGGGCAAACGACAAGAAGAACCAGCAGGTGCCCCAGATTGTCGCACAGTACAACAAGCTGGTCAGTGGCATCGAAAAGTCCAAGATGAAGTGGCTTACAGGGTGGATGAAGAGCAAGCGGACGCAGCAGCTGATATACAAGGAGCAGATGGCTGACGCAAAGAAGTACGGAAATGTGAACGACTTTGTGGCAGCCTACCAGAAGAAGGTGAATGACCTGATGGCCAAAAAGACCACGTCAACCTTCCAAGGTGAGGAGAACATCCCAGACGCTACCCGCGTCCAGATGTACCAGAAGGCTATAAGTGACATGCAGAAGGCGGGCAGCGTCGACAAATTCGTCAAGTCGCGCCAGGGTGTTATGGGCAAGATTAAGAGAGCGGGTCGTCGCAAGAAGGCGGGTATGATGGCCAAGAAGTCTGGCGGCAACTACTACTTTTATTTTAATTCTATGAAGTAAGTAATGAAAACAACAAATATCGCATTTTTCCTGATATTTTTTTTCATGAGCTGGTTCTTACTGCGTTCGACGCTAAGCTACTATGCGGATGTCACCCAGCATTCGTTTGAGCTGGCTGGTTTCAAGGATGACAAGCACAAACTGAAGACTGGTAATTTTTATTTCTATATCAAGGACCCTAAGGGTGCCAATTTCTTTCGCTAGGGCCGAAGGCCCTATTTCCCTGTAAGAAAGGAAGGCTTCGCTGAGGGCCTTCGGCCCTCCTTCTCTTGAAAGAAAAGAAGGCTTCGCCTTCGCAGAGCCTTCGCGGTTAGGTCTTGATGTATTCCCATTGCAATTCTTTGCAAATACTTTTCCACATTTTATCTTGATTATACAGTTTCTCTTTGGACTTGAGCAAGGGGAAGCATGGTAGGTAGTCATCCTCACCGAGCAGTTCGCAGAACTTGTACAGGATGTAAGAATAACTTAGGAAGTTTTTGCGCCCCGGGGGCCGATGCTTCTCAAAGGGTTTCTGAACCTGGTAAAACATAAGCCTCAGTTTTTCTTCTAGTGATTGGGGCATGGTTGGAGGTTGTATCCCGTTGAGAATCGTCGTGATGTAAGGTACGTGTTCGTAATATTTATTTTTGTTTAATTTTTTTAGTAAACCTCTGACTTTCTCATGTGTAATTTCTGTCAATTCTTTTATTTTTTGTTTCTTGAACTCCTGGCGTAGCGTCTCTATGAGTTCAGGTGGCACACTGGTCGTCTCTTTTGCTTGGAACTGACTGACCCATTCGTTAAAATGATTCTCGCGCCGGTACGAATAGACGACATTCTTTTCTATATCCTGCTCCTCCTTGAACCCCACCTCGTCACATTGGACATATTCGGCCGTACCACACTCCGTGCAGATATCTTCGCTCGTCACGGGGTCGTGTACTTTTGTGTACCGAGCGCCGCAGCCTAAACACGGGCGTCTCAGGGTCGTGTTCGGATCCATTTTAACATCGCCATGCTCATCCTCAACCACCTCCAAATATTTTTTATAAATATCTTTTCTCTGAACACCTTTGCGTGAAGTTATCTTCATGGACGCGACCGCCTTGGATTCTGTCACCTCCTCGGTCACCTCCTCATTATACTCCTTTATCAGAGGCATACAAAGAAGCATGTAGTCATACAGCTCAGTTTCCTTACCCGGTACGGACAGCTCTTTTATTCGTTCATTATAGTGCGCCTCCATAATTTATTAAACTAATAAATTGTTTAACTATTCAACTTTTGGTGCAAGATAGAACTTAATTTCTCCAAGATTTGCGATTGTGTACCGGAAAATAATTGGCATATTTTCTTGGGTCGAGTCCTGCATGAGTTGGACGCTGCTGCACATGCCGGTCGCCTTGGTGAACAGGTTGATGTACTTGAGGCTGAAAACGTTACCGGTACGCTTAACCTGCTCGTCGCTATACTCGATGACTGTCTTCTGGTTGGCAAAGTCGCCGAGGCAGCTGAGCTCGAGCGTATGGCCCTCGCGTATGATGTTAATTTCGGACGCCAAATTATTCATATCGCGCGTGATGCGCTGAAAGTCGACCGAGGACATGGTTGTGATGACATCCATATCAATCTCGGGCACGTCCAGCTCATCCTCGTTGATGTCGAGCAGCTTGAGGCTATAGGTCGTGCTCGACTTCTTGGCGACATTCTCTATGATGAGCTGCATATAGTCTCGGTCTGCAATGTCAATAGTGAGCGTGTCGTTGTTGCTCATCGACTTGAGCAGCTTGTGCGTGTTGGTGATGTTCAGGCCAGCCACAATCTCCGTCGCGCACTCGTACTCTTCAAAGTTTTCAGCTCCGAGGTGCATGTGGACCAGCGTCACGCGGGCATTATCCAGCGTCAGGATGGTGATTCCGTCGGGCCGAAAGTACACATTCACATCGTTGATGATATCCTTGAGCACCTCAAAGACTGACCGTATGGCATTCGCCTGTATGGTCTTGAGATGCATCCTTGCAAAAGTTTGGACGTACATCCTTATCTCGTATTCATTTCGCTAATAGCATCGTTCACTTTTCTATTAATTTTATTGCTGAGTTCAGGGGTGAGCACGGGCTGCAGCGGCACGCCGTACATGCCAATATCGAACAGGTCACCTGGCTCCTCAGACTCGTCCAGATTAGTGATTGAGAACCCGTCGATGCTGAACGACACAATGTCCATGGGTACCATGGACTCGAGCCAGGTGCGCACCTCGCTACCAACATACAGCTTACCCTCGTTGGTGACCAGCGTCGGCACACGCGTGATACGCTGGGAAGGGATGCCATTGGTGGACACGTTGTGGAACCGAAGAATCTGTAGCAGTTCAGGCTGGGTCTTGATATAGTTGAGAGTCTCCACGCAAAAGTTGCACTTGTCACTGTAGACAAGGAGTGCCATATTACTATTAATATTTCTTTTGTGAAATTTTTTTTGACGCGTGATAATAATGGACCGAGTTGTCATCATACTGCTGGCGGCATCCCTCCTATTCCTGGTTGTCCAAAAGAAGTCGGACATGACCCAGGAGCCTCTACAAATCGCCCCTGTACCAGTCGACCGTGACGTGATATCCCTGATTATTGGCGCCGTCCAGGAGAAACAGCCGGGGTGGGTCCCGGTCGACACGGTCTACGTCAACCCTGTGGTGAACGAGCAGGGTGCTTCGCTGTTCAACAGTCGCTTCCTGTTCTACGACAAGTTCAAGTACAGCGGCAACCAGATTGACGTGCAGTGCAGCGTCGAGAGCGGCAAGGCGACCATCGTGTCCATGACACCCGTCTCAACCCCTGACCCAACCTCGAGCCTCCTGGCATACAAGGGCCCTGACTACCAGGACTATAACGATATCCGTGGCAACTTTGACCAGCAGCTGACCGATTACCTGGCCATGTCCAAGCGGCCAGCGGGTTTTCAGACTCCTTTTTAAATTAAATAGTACTAGGGATGTTGACAGCCAAAGAGGTGGCTGCGATGGAGCGTACACGGAAAAATGTACGAAAAGAAACATACCGCGCGATTCTGGAACAGCTTTGCCGTAAGATTCGCGCGGCATCCATAAAGAACCAACGGAGCGCTCGATTGACCGTCCCGCCGTTTATGCTGGGCTACCCGCCCTTCGATGTGACCCAGGCGGTCACCTACATAACGCGCCAGCTGGAGAATCTGGGCTACCAGGTGTACCGCCAAGGCCTGATTGACCTCGAGGTGACATGGTTTGTCAAGGATACTAAAAAACAAACAGAAATTATTGACCACGGGGATGATATCCTGCCGTCACTGGTCAACCTCCAAAAGACTGCAAACATGATTCGGGGAGTCAACCCGCGGCTGTGACATCCCACTTGTCCTCAAGTTGGTGTGTTTTCATGTACAACCTGAAAACTTCAACCATATATTTGGGACCTTTCTTATCAAACATATCAAGTACAAACTGACGGAATTCCTTGAGAGACCGAGTCTGATGCTGTTTGTCATACATTTCCAATGAATTCATAAATATACCTAGCTCAAGATAGTCTCTTTCCATAAATATCTATGTCAACATATCTTTAAGTTCAATGGTCTCGCCCTTGGGTTCTGTATCCAGATGGCACACTTTTCGTCGCTCGTTGACACTGTCGACCCACTCTCTGAGTATATCATCAGGAATGTCCGGTCCCCAGATGCGACGGGCCTCCGCAAGGGTCATCTCCTATACCTCAAGATGATATGGCTGCTTGCACAGACCCTGGGGCGTCGGGTACAGGCAGTCTGGAGTGGGCACAGGCCGCCACATGTAGCCGGGGCGCTCCTGGCGCTTGCGGCCAATCTGCACACGGCCTGTCACGTACAGAAGGAAGAGTATCACGGCGGCAATGACCGCAATCAGAATCAGTGGGTCCATTTATATATTCAAAGAGAAAAAGTTGCCAGCGCGATTCAATCTGCAAACAAAAATAAAACAAAAAAGTAATGGATGTCTTGGTCGAGGCTGAGCGCAAGTACACTAACAAGCTCTGTGACGCTATGCTTCCCGTGATGATTGACACATTTTGGGAAATTTGGCTCGAGGCGAAAATGAAGGCGAAGGGCCGGCGGACCCTGCAAACCTACCAGGAGCTCTTGCGCGAGGTGAAGCACAGCTGGTCAAACACAAAGGTGAAGAAGCACGTCGAGGATATTGTCAAGAACAATTCGCTCTTCCCGAACCTGATGGCGGCTGTGTTTGTCTGCCACGTCAAGATTCTCAGCGCGATTCGCATCGACCCCAAGAGCAAAAAGATTTCTCTGAAGCTGCCCGGCAATGACATCTTCGTGCACACAGCCTATATCAACGCGGCCAAGGACATCTACGACGACCCGTACGTCATCAGTGACGAGATGCCCGTGTCGCAGCGCAACGAGGTGCTGAACAAGCGGTTCACCAAGTGCATCCGGGACACCATCGATACCCTCGTGCCGACCGAGGAGATTCTAAAGACGTATATCATCATGCCTGACGAGAACAACCTGGACATTGATGAGGGGGGTGAGGAGGACGAGAATAACGAGGGTCCGCCACTGACAGACGACCCCTTGGACCCACTCGGTGAGAATCCAGTACCGGAGGGCGCGCCCATGGCGCCAGAAGGACAGCCTATGGAGGAGGAGCCTATGGAGGGTGAGCTTGCACCGGCCGGTTCTGTCAACCACCCGGCCGAGACACCTGGCGGTACCAAGACGGTCGCGGTCACACCGTCGCTCGCCCCACCACAAGTGCACAAGGAAAATTTGTTTGATGATGCTAAGGAATGATTCTTTTGAATATTATCGGAATATTTTTGCTCATAGGGGCACTCCAATGGGTCCAGGGTCTACGAGGCTGTGACTGTGCCAAAGATAATCGAAAAATTGTTTTAGAAAATTATTATTATTTGGCCATCCTGCTCAACATCATAGCCATAGTGTACCGGAAGTATTGGCTTTTGGGACTTATGTTCCTGTTGACGGCCGTGTCTGCCGCCGTGACCCTCAGTTATATTGTAGATATGCGCAAGAAACAGTGTGACTGTATGGGTAAACAGGAAAAATTAATTTTTATAATTTCCATCTGTCAGGTGATTGTCACTGGTACAATTATTCTTGCAAAATTTTATAAAACATATATATGATTAAGTGGTACCAGGTGTTTACATATTGGCTCATCCTTTCCATAAATTTAAAAGTTTTTAATTTATTTATTCTGAGTCTGATTGCGACGGTTGTCGGGCAGTTGTATATAATGACATACCGTGGCCCTGTCAACCCATTATTTTTATTTTTTAGAATTATTTTACATATAATTCCTATGGTGTATGTTTCGCACGAGAGTAACCCGGTACACATGTTGGGTTTGGTCGCGGCCTATACTGGCAGTCTTGCTCTTCAAGGAACAAATCCAATAAAAATTTATAAAGAAATAATTTTGGAAGAGCCGACCGACATGACAATTACTCAATTCGTCCAGACTCGATTTTTTTAATAAAAACATTTATTAAATGATTGATGACCATACCTTCCGCAATCCAATCATGGCAGCCGGTATCGCGGCGGGTGTGACGGTCGCCTATGTCTACCTGAAGGCTCGCATGAATGGTCAGAAGGTGACCCAGAACTCGGAGTTTGCCAAGCCAGCCCTCCTGGTCGGCATCCTGGTTTACTTTATCGTGCACCAGGGCAACGCCCACCGAGAGTCGCTGGTCGCAGAACCTTTCTAGGTCTACAGTAAGATGGAGCTGAAGCGGATGCTGATGTTCCTCATCGGGTGTATGGGTGCTCGCTTCGGCCTCACGTATCTGGCCTACCGCTTCCCTGCGCTGCTCCCGTGGCTCGGTCTCTTTGCTTTGGGTGTTTCAATCGGATTCACCGTGATTTACGTGAACGGCTGGCGTAAGACGGGGGTCGAGACGGGTGGTCAGGCCATCTGGTGGAACGACCTCCGGCCGCTACACGCATTCATGTATGGTCTGTTTGCGGTGCTGGCTTTCAGGGGTGTGAAGGAGCATGCGTGGAAGGTGCTACTTTTGGATACAATAATAGGATTGTTGGCATTTCTCCAGCATCACTTCACTTAAAGTTTGTTAAACAGTACAAGACAGTACAGTATGTCAACCGTGTCCAGCTTCAATGACATGATGGGGCAGTTTCTTGATGAGCTCGTGCTAACTTTCCCGGAGGACGAGACCATTTATGAGTACAAGATGAAGTTCAAGGTGGCGCGCCAGACGACGCCACGTATGGCACTTGACACCTACATGGATTCGGTGAAGCCGTATGCCGAGAAGTTGATGGCCAAGGACCCTTCTTTCTTCACGGACGATGCAAAGAATATCTCGTTGCTGAGTGACATGAATATTGAAAAGTTGTGGGTGACGCCCGAGGTGAGCGAGCAGACGCGTGCGGCCGTCTGGCAGTACCTGCAGACGCTGTACATTCTGGGCACGACCATCACCATGTTCCCTCCAGAGACGCTTTCGATGATTGAGAGCGTCGCTGAGAAGTGTGCCGAGAATATGCAAGAGTCTGGGTCGTTCGACATGTCGGCGATGTCGACTCTGTTCAGCTCGCTGATGGGTAGCGGTGGTGCCATGAGCCCGCTGGCACTGGGTGGCATGGGAGCTCGCCCCCCAGTAGCTCCAGGTGCACCCAAGAAGAAGAAGCCCGGACAGCGTAAAAAATAAATATGTTTAAAAATAGTAGATATGGACCCAAAAGAAATTTTCCGTTCAGACAAGCTTCTGCAGTTCTGGCCGAATGCGAGCCAGACTTCGACTGAGCGCGCACAGGCGACTGCACGTTTCGTGATTTACGCCACCTGCATCGTCTACCTTATCCAGCGGGATGTTCGCGTCTTTGCACTCGGTGCACTGGTTATCGGCGTCCTGTTTTACATGTACCGCAACCAGATGATTCGCGGTATGGACAGCGTTCGACCAGCCTACAGCGATGCTCGGCCGACTGGTATGCTCGGCGGCCCTGTCCAGATGCCGACGCTCAACAACCCCATGGGCAACGCACTTCTGACGGACATCAAGGACCAGCCGGACCGGCCACCGGCGGCGTGGTACCCCAGTGTCGCGAACCAGGTGAAGAATGTGTGGTCGAAAATCCACCCGTTCGACCAGGACTTGGGCAAGGACCGTGGTAAGTTGTGGCAGTACGATGCGTCCAGCCGTTTCTACACAGCCCCGAACAATGGTCTGATTCCTAACGACCAGACGGCGTTTGCTCAGGCGGCCTACGGTGTGCCATTCTCGCCACAGTGCAAGGATGACAGCGGGCCGTGGATGTGCGGCGCTGACGAGGGTTTCATGGGCCGCACGCACTTCCCGGAGCAAGTTCAGATGCGTGGTGGCAACGGTAGTAAGGGTCGTTAAATAAATATTCACTATTAATAATAATGCCAAACAATCTGCAGCCAGGGATGCGAAACATCCAGCAGGATGTTTATATGACCCGTCTTCTGACTGAGATGGTCGAGTCGGATGACATGCTCCGCCCCCAGAGCACAATGGCCTTTAACGGCACATGGGCCGACAAGCCGTACGACTTCCCCAACCTGTACATCAACCTGCCTGTTCGGTACTGGAGCCCTGACCCTCTGAGCACATACAGCAATGACCAGAATAACCGCTTCATCCAGCGGTACGGAAAGCCCATCCCGAACAACACCCGCTAGGAATAGGACCCCGTGAGTACGGAAATTTAAAAGTTTTTATATAATAATATGGACCCACTTGCACTCGCTGCAGTTGTAGGTCTTGTGTTTGCTGGGCAGCGTCTGAGTGACAAGAAAGACACCCCACTAACCACAGACCAGATGATTATGATGAACCCGACCAAAAAAATTGAAATCGAGAATCGTAACTTTGCTCAGCAGGACGCTCCTCTGGACCCTAAGAACATCTTTTCGAACACGGGTCGTCAGTTTAACGATTTCCGTCTGACGCCCAAGCAGGAGGTTTCTTCTTTTAATGACATGACGCCGAACGGAACGAAGCAGCCGTACGGTCAGCCTGTGTACGACCTGTACAGCCGCCAGGGTGTTTCGGGCAAGATGAATAACCTTGCGTCCATCGAGCGCCAGTATGTTGGCCCCGGTCTCGGTGTCGGAGCTAGCGTTCCGGCGGCGGGTGGTTTCCACCAGTTCTTCCGTGTTCTGCCGGCCAACATCAATGAGGAGCGTCTGACGACTCTGGGTGGTACCTTTGGCGGGCCGGCGAACGCATTTGTCAAGGGGGGTGGCCCAGTGGCGCCAGCCATTACGCATCAGGCAAAGGACACCAAGGCGTGGCACCGTGACCCGGCGCAGACGCGTGGCCAGGGCCAGGGTGGTGCTCTTACGGCGGCCGAGGGTCGTCCGGACCAGATTAAGACGCGCCGTCTGACAATTCGTGACGAGACTGGCGAGCGCACGGGCGACACTCTGCAGATTGGCACAGCTGGTTACTTTGTGAAGCAGCCGTATGCGGTTGGAAAACCGGGATACACAGACCCGGCTCTTACGCGCGGCACAAACAACCGTGCGAACCCAGACAGAGAAGGAAATGGCCAGCGTATGAATGTACGGGCGGACCCTGTCGGTGCTGTCGGCGCAGCAAGCAATCTGCGTGCCGAGTCAGTGCCTTTCCCTGTCCAGGCTGCTGCACCTCTTGGTCATTTCAACCAATACAAGGATGCTGACCACTACAAGTTCAACCCGTTCAAGGGGAATGAAAATCCTAGAGCAACACCCCAGGCGCTGGACATGGCCATCCAGCAGCTCCACAAGAATTGTCTGGTGCAGCCACCCCTCGCCGCACTCTAGTAAAAAAAATATAAACAGAAAGTATAAATGTCGGGAGGCATCGTTCAGCTTGTAGCAACTGGTGTTCAGGATGAGTGGCTGACGGGCAAGCCCGAGATTTCATTTTTCCGTTCCAACTACAAGCGGTACACGCACTATGCATCCAATGTCGAGCGCCAGACGCTCCAGGGTATGCCGGCCGCAGGTGGCATTTCGACTATCCGTCTGGAGAAGAAGGGCGACCTCGTGTCTTACATGTACCTGACGGCTCGTGACCAGAATAACGCACTGGTCGGCAATCTGGACTGGTCCCAGGTGATTGACCGTGTACAGCTGTACATTGGCGGTCAGGAGATTGACTCTCAGGACTTCCAGTGGATGTCTGACGTGGAGCCGGTTGTCGGTGCCCAGAACTCTAACCAGCGCTACCTGAACAACATCACACCGTCTGCCCAGCAGCCAACCAGCCAGGTGGCCACCTTTTTCCCCCTGAAGTTCTGGTTCAACAAGGATTGGATGGTGGCACTGCCCGTGGTGGCGCTGGCTTTCCACGATGTGGAGGTTCGCATCACCTGGTCCAAGAATCTGGGTACTGCTCTTAGCACCGGTGTCGGGTCGGCATCACTGACCGGTACGTACGCACAGCTGAGCTACCAGCTGTGGACCAACTTCATCTACCTGGACGCCGCCGAGCGCGAGTACTTTGCCAAGACGGACATGGATGTGCTGATTACCCAGGTGCAGCGTGTGCCCATCGGCTCCCAGAACGTGCAGGAGCTGGCACTGGCCCACCCCATCAAGTACCTGGCCTTCCAGGCGAAGCAGTACAGCAACGCCTACAGCTACAATAGTTCTACTAGCGCATATTCGGGCGGTCTGAATAGCGCAACCGCTACATACTTCACCCTTCGCCAGCAGATTAACGGCAGCGATGTGGGTGAGGACAAGCACCTGCCCCAGTACATGGATGTGCCCCAGTACTTCCACACGCAGTTCTCTTACCTGCCAAGCCCAACTGGCAACCAGTACGTCGCCCCGGTCGCAATCATCCCCTTCTGCCTTGACACTGGCAAGCTGCAGCCGACCGGCACGCTCAACTTCTCTCGTCTGGACACCTACCGCCTCATCACCCCAGTGCAGCTGGCCAGCGGTCTTCTCAGCCTCTGCCAGCCATCCACGGGTTACTACAACGTGTCAAACGCTGTGGTCGGCCTCCGTGGCAACCCAGGCATCAACTACCTGTACGCAGTCAACTACAACATCCTGCGCATCCAGAAGGGCATGGGCGGCCTCCTGTACGCAAATTAA